TCACATCACCGGGCAGTCATCATCCTGCCCGTTCCGCGTGTCGGTGACGAAATACGTAACGACGCCGATCACCTGAAGCTCATCCAGACATTCCCCCTCTATCGCATCACCATCATGCGTGATGAACGCCTGCCCCATGACCTTACCGAAATAGCTACGACCGTCCAGAGTGGCGAGCAGAACGTCGCCCTGCCGCACGACCAGGCCACGATCCACTACCGCTATACCCTCTGATGTCTGAATGACCAGGCTGTTAGAAGTCAGGCCGCAAATAGTGTCGGCGGTTAATGTCGCTGATACATAGTCAGCAGCCGGTGAAGGAAAGCCCATGTCACAGACCTCCGTTCGGGTTGAACTGGAACCAGAGCTTACCCTCGCCCTCTTCCGTCGATGCGTCTCGGAAAGTGCGAGCGTTCAGCCTTATCCACCGGTTGGCCTCATCGAGTGACAGGTCGTGATTCAATGCGGCCAGATTGCGCACAAAGTCGCTCGTCCTGACAACCTTCCGGCCTGATGGCTCGCGGGTTACTGATTTGTGGAATGCGGTGATCTTATCGTCGTAGCGCGGCATGACTTTTATCCCTAAATCCATACTGTATGCATATACAGTATAATTGTTCGATGATTTGATCAAGGGAGGTAGTTGACGATATGCCGCAACCTGACTAAATTTACACTTTCTGATTAATTGGCGAGCGCATATGAAAGTATCAAGCAGATTTGTTGTAGCTCTTAATGTCGTAATGTTCTTTTCTCTTATGGTTACCCTTGCCATTAGATTTGGATGGATGTAACTGCTATACCCACCCTTTCTGTTTCAGGAACCTGGCGACAAACTCGGCATTTACCTCTGTACCGGCATACAGAGCACCTTCTTTTCTTGTTATCGACGGATGAAGATTATCTAATCTAAGCGATGATGGTGTTAGCCCAGCCTTGACATCTGCAAGGTCTTTCTCGCTATTTGGGTTGTGATGATTTATGAAGTTTTGAAGTAGATCCACCCCGTCTATCTCACAGTAGTTCTCCGGGTAAACCTCTTTGTACAAGCGATTTATCAGTGCGATTTCTTCTGCACCTTTTGTGCCTGTAGGCTCATAGTCGGCAGGGAATTCAGGAAGTATGACAAATCTCTTATTACCCTTATTCATCCGCGAAACAATCGCTTTTGCGTCACGCATAATTTCGTCAGGCTGGGTTGAATTGTTTCTTCCAAGCCACAGAATGTAAATCGATCCTGGATGTTCAGGGTAGTTATATTTCTCTGGTACGTTGTCTGTTTGCACAGTCGTCATAGGGTAAACGTTCAGAGGTACAGGCTCATTTAGATGAACTGCCCCACTTTTACCATCTGGTGTAAAGGCTACATTTTTCCCGTCCCAGTCCAATACACCTGATTGTCCTGCTAGCTCACAGGGAAGATGAAACCAGTCGGCAGATGCATTTCCCCATAGCCTGAGCGGTCCGGGCTCGTTAGGAGTCAGGTTGTTTTTTTCAGCTGGGGTCAGCAGGCCATTAACGGACGCATAGCTTTTATGGTACGCACCATTTCTTAGCGCGATACTCTCAGAGGTAGCCCCTGAAAGCCCGAAGTTGAAAACCTTACATCCCGTTTCAGCGATTAGTTTCGACGAAAATGTCTGGTTATTACCGAAGAAGGAGTGACCCCACAGTGAAATACTTGGCAAAAATGCACCAGTATAGTGCAAATAACCACCTACTCCGGCCAAAGCGGTAGCACCAATGCAAATGCTCAAAAAATCCCTTCTGGTAATACTCACACTTAAAATCATCCATACTTTTTGTGGTAGTTTACCATAGGTATGATGCCCCATCTAGACTCAATAACCAAAGATAAGGCGAGATGAAAAAAATCTTCCGTATCAATAAATTGCTCGCATGCCAACATGATTTCATATCTGTACGGGAACTAGTAAAATTATGAGTCGATCATGCGATCTGCTGATGGTAGACTTGCATTTTTTCAGATTTGACTGATTTTTGAAAATGTTAAAGTTATTTGCCCGTTACACATCTATAGGAGTCATCAACACTCTCGTCCATTGGGTGGTATTCGCTATTTGCCTATACGGATTTCATACCGGGCAGGCGCTGGGAAACTTTGCCGGTTTTGTGGTTGCCGTCTCATTCAGCTTCTTCGCCAATGCCAAGTTCACTTTTAAGTCCTCAACAACAACCATGCGCTACATGTTGTACGTAGGATTCATGGGCACGCTAAGTGCTGTTTTTGGTTGGGCTGCTGACAGGTCTGGACTGGCGCCGGTCATTACATTAATCGCGTTTTCAGCGATCAGCCTGGTGTGCGGTTTTATCTATTCAAAATTCATTGTCTTTAGGGATGCGAAATGAAAATTTCTTTGGTCGTTCCGGTATTTAATGAAGAGGATGCGATTCCTATCTTCTATAAGACCGTGCGGGAATTTGAAGGGCTTCAACAGCATGAAGTCGAGATAGTATTCATCAATGACGGCAGCAAAGACGCGACAGAATCAATCATAAACACGCTGGCTATTGCCGATCCGCTTATTGTTCCTCTGTCTTTCACGCGCAACTTTGGCAAGGAGTCAGCCCTCTTTGCCGGCCTTGACCATGCAACTGGTGAAGCGGTTATCCCTATTGACGTTGACCTGCAAGATCCAATTGAAGTCATCCCGCACCTCATTGAGAAGTGGCAACAGGGTTCGGATATGGTTCTGGCTAAGCGCTCTGATCGTTCCACTGATAGCCGACTCAAGCGTAAGTCAGCTGAGTGGTTTTATAAACTCCACAACAAAATTAGCAACCCGAAAATTGAAGAGAATGTAGGTGATTTCCGGCTTATGTCTCGAGAAGTTGTTGATAACATCAAGCTCATGCCAGAACGTAACCTGTTCATGAAAGGTATCTTGAGCTGGGTTGGTGGCCGAACAGACGTTGTTGAATATGCTCGTGCAGAACGTGTTGCGGGAAATACAAAATTCAACGGATGGAAGCTGTGGAACCTTGCCCTTGAAGGAATAACTAGCTTCTCAACATTCCCTCTGCGGGTATGGACGTACATAGGCCTTATCGTTGCTGGCATAGCGTTTGTCTACGGCGCATGGATGATCATCGATACGCTGGCATTTGGTAATGCTGTGCGCGGATATCCATCACTTCTTGTCTCCATCCTTTTCCTGGGTGGAGTGCAGCTTATCGGGATTGGCGTTCTTGGTGAGTATATTGGAAGAATATACATCGAGTCCAAAAAGCGCCCCAAATATATTCTAAGGAAGATGAAATGAGTTCGCGGGTTGGGTTAATATCTATATTTTTTGTTTTTTTATTGGTGCTAATAATTCAATTATTAACGCCATTTCATTCTGATGATTTCGGATTTTATCTGAAGGGGTACTCCTTCGAGACCTTGTACCATGTTTATATGACATGGAGCGGCAGACTGTTCTCTGACTTCACTGGAAGTCTTGTAATGTCCATCAAGGACAAAACAATAATTTCACTTATAAATGCATGTGCTTTTACATCATTAATATTACTTTTAACAAAACTGCCAAGCGAAAATAAAAACAACTGGCTTGTCTTTGTTCTTTTGTTCATGCTTTATTGGATTGACAACCCAAGCTTAAGTCAGACAAGTTTCTGGGTTGTTGGCTCTGCTAATTACTTATGGACAAATTTATTTGTTTATAGCTGGTTATTCTTGCTAATAAGAAACACGCATACTAAGTCATATTTAATGATTTCTATTTTAATAGCTATGGCTATTATTTCAGGAATGACAACTGAAAACTTGGGAACTACAATTTTCGGAGTGCTTGTCTTATATATAACGTACGAGTTTTATAAAAACAAAACATTGCACTGGCTTGTCATTGCGCAACTATTTTTCCTATGCATTGGAATATCAATTTTACTGCTAGCTCCTGGCAATTACATCCGCGCGTCAGTGTGTTGTGAGGCGTTCTATTCAACACCCCTTATTGAGCGGATATTAAATCATTTCCCAATGCAATTCATTCGAGAAATGTATGAATACAAATACACCCTTCTAATTTTAGCTTTAACTTTAGGTTATGGCATATACAAAAAGAAGGATTTAAGTCTTTCACTGTTCCTTTTAATGGGATCATTGGCGTCGAATGCTATTCTTTTCGCCACTCCGCAAACAACCGGCAGAGTGCTCAACACTGGCCTTGTGCTGGCATTGGCTTCACTATCTTTTGCTATTAATGCAATAATTGACAAAAAACCAGTTAAATATGCTTGTATTGCTATTACATTGATGGTAGCCATACCTTTTAGCCAATCATATGTTAATAATTACAGCAATTTAAAAAGCGTATTTGCACAAGACCAAATTAGAACAATAATGATAAAGGATGGTTATTCTGAAGTTCCCATTTATTATCAAGGGGATGTAAAGAAAGAATCGGACAAACTTGATATTTTCTTCAACGAAGAAGCTATAGGAAAATTTTATGGCGCCAATGGTAAAATAAAACTTATTGATATGCCCTTTGATTACTCACTGATAACACCGCGCAATATAAAAATTAATGATGACACGTTCCTCAATTTTAGGAGGCTAAATGACATTTTTGTTTTCGAGGTGTCTAATAAGATTGAGAATTACAAGGGCATGGGCTTGTTCTTTAGGTTAAAAATGGACGACGGTGAAGAAATCAATGCAGATTTTGTACCTGTTCTTAGAAACTATAAAGGCATGAAATTAATAAACTCATACAAGATAGATTTACATGGCAAGAAAATAAAATCCTTTACAATAGGGTTTTATGATTACAAGAAAGGTATAAACACAAAGAGTATTACCGAGGAATTATAAGTAACTTAAGAAAGCGCCTCATGGCGCTTTCTCTTTTATGCTCCTTTCATCATGACCCAATTACCGGAAGTGTCTTTTGTTACAGTGAATATCGCAGATGAAAGTGGTGGGATATTGTATGGGTTATTTACGCCAAGCCCTAAAATTTGCTGACCTATTGAAGGATATATTGCGATCGCATTAGGTAGAACATTAGCAATCTGAACAGTGTAACCGGTCATTGTATCTGTTGTGCTAGGTAATTTTACCCCAGTGCCTACTCCTCCCCCACTTACCACTACACACCCGGCTGTTGTGCCATACCCAGATGCTCCTCCTTGCCCGCCACCAGTAGCTGTTATTTCAACTACAGGAATATTACTAGCTTTCACTACTTTTCGTACTACTTGCGAATAACCACCTGAAATTACTATATCTAAATCATCAGTACTGTGTGGAGTTCCGTCAAATGCGGTTGGGATGGTAGCGGCTGTATATCCTCTTATCCTGACGCTGTTAAAGCCTGCGCTATCTCCAAAATAAATAGCGTTCTGATTTTGACCATTGGCAATGACATCTATTACCGCTCCAGAAACACCACCGAACCCGCCACCAAAAGTAATACCAGTCGCTAATGGAAGGCCAATACCTTTGTATTCTTCTCCTATGTAGCACGTAATTCTTGGATTTGACCCTTGTAAAACGATGTTAGCACCAGCCCAAGGGTAATAAACCTTACATGACTCGCTTAAAGTAAAGTTATTAGCTTCAACAAGAACATTAGTATCAGCACCTTCAAAATGTGACGTATTGAACTCATTACCTTCTGCTGGTCTGCTAACCTTGAGTGCGTATTTCGAACGCCTATCGTCAGCACTAGTCCAGCAATGGATGCCTGACCAGCGTGCATTTCCTTTTTCTAACCAAAGACCAGTATATGTACTAGCAGCCTTCTGTCCTGAGCTAATGATAATAACATCGCTAACAACGCTATCGTGCGGACCGGCAAATCTCCAGCCATCCTCTCCGCTTTTATCGATGACAATTTTACTGAATGATCCTTCCATACCACCATCAGCATTACCTGAATCAGCCCACTCAGTTCTTAAGCCGTTCTTCCCTGCATTGATGATATTTACCTTATCAATTCTGGTTCTTGGTCCATAGATGGCTATGGCAGAGCCATTAGGGCTATTTGCTTTATCAGCATCAATGGTAAGATTTTCAACAATAATTCCATCCTCACCCAGTAACGAGTTAGAACCCCAAAGAGAATTAGAGTTGGCACCATAGAGTAACGCATTTACTGATCCAGCCAACAACCTGAGTTTAGTTCTCTCCTGCCCCTGTCCTCTGATTGTTGTTTTTGAATAAAGCGTAAGCGGGCCGGTTAATGTTGTGCCAGCAGGAACTATGCACGGTTTTCCCGTTAATTTATTTTCTTCTATTGCTGCCTGAAAGTTAACAGTATCTACTGTTACACCATCACACATACAACCCCAGCCGCGAATATCTCCCTCATCTCTCCAGCGCGCAATCTGAAGCTCAGGGTATTTTACCGCACCATCAGGATCTGATATTTGTCTACGAAGAATATCACTAACATCAACAGGCTGCCATTTCCCATCACCAGTCCCGCCAGCAGAAGATGGGGTAGAACCTGGCGGGACACTTTTTGGTAATGTCTCCAGGTCATCCCAACGGTACCAAATATCTGTACTCTCATCCTGTAACAGGTCACCTGCAGACGTCACAGTACCACCTACCTGGAAAGACCCCGCGAGACTCCATCCGAGGTTGTAAATTTGCTGCAGTACCAGATTTTTAAGTCCTTCAAGCGTGTAATGCGCTGTTCCAAAACGATCGATATATTGCTGAGATAGTGAGGTGACAAACTCGTCAATTTTCGCTCCGCCAAATACATGATCGCGAATATCAGAGCTTGGTACGGGGTTTTGCGTCGGAGTTGGAACCGGGATGTTTGCGTATGAATCGGCCATTTTTATCTCTTATAGACGTGAAGACGCCTCGGGGTATACCCGAAGCCTGTTGTTTATATGCTGGTTAGTCGTTCAGGTAGATGTCGTCGGTGTATTCAACGAGAGAAAGCGTCTGGGTGTCATCTCCATTTGGTTTCGACGACTCTACGCGCCAGAGTGTGGAATTGAGTTCTTCACTGCTGGACATGAAATACCGCGATGGTGTTTGTACAGTCCTGCCATCGTAGATATTCAGGTCGAATGCTTCAGCGGCAGCTGTGAATGCTTTTTGATTGCCATTGACTGCATAAGCCCGGTAGCGCCCATGGAAGTTGCCGAGACTGTCAGTCATAACGACCCACATATCGCCGGAAAACTCCAGCCGTTCAGAGGTGGAAAAAACATCTCCGGAGCGCCCGGTCAGATATCCTGTCTGTTGCGCGTTGTCGTACATATCTGGGCACTGAACCACCGCGCCACGTACAACCTGTGTTGTTTCGAAAACTTTTACCGTCATGCTCATGCGTGACTGAACCAGCCTGTTGGCTTCCAGCCATGCTCTATTGCGCGCCTGCGTGACGTCCCTGCCCCCTGACAGACTAACTGTCATTGCATTTTCGGTCTGAGTAGTTACCTCGCTAATTCCGGAGCTACTAACCTGCAGGTAGATATATGCCTTCTTATTCGTGCGTGGATCGACATAATCCAGAGTGATGCCGTCATATCCGTTTGGCAGGCTCATGGAATAGCCAATTTTGAACCCATCCCAGAACATGTTGCTGCGTCCAAAGACAGCGGACGGCACGTCCACCTTCTCGTCACGCCAGAACGTCAGCATGTCGCCGATCCAGTTGATGTCTACGCGAGCAGCGTTACAGATGACCTGAATACGCTCACCGAGAGACTGTTTCGAGTCTGAGAAGGTGTAATCGAAGAAACTTAGCTGCGTATTTGAAATGCTGTCAGCGATGGCATATAGCGTTGGAAGGTCCAGGCGATTAACGTCCTGTTTAGCGACAACAACCCACTCATGCAGAACAGCATCAGCAAACGAACGCGAGGACCGCAGCGTGTAGTCAACTGCACCAGTAGTTCGGTTGTATGAGATGACCTGGCGCTGGGCAAGAAGGTTGTATTTCCTGTCTTTGCTTCCTGAAGCGAACTCAGTTTCCTGCACGGTCAGCTTAACCAGCGTGTCATCAGGATAAACGACATTCGTCCTGACGTTGATTGCGTGAGCAGCCAGGACATACAGTGCTGAGCTGGAGTTTGAGTTATTGTCACGCTTCAAGGTGAATGCATAACGAGCCTTGCCAGCCGCTGGCGCGACTTTAAACGTGTAGTAGACATAATCCTGACTGCTGCTGGTATTACTGATAATTACCCGCATTGTCTCCTGTGTACCCGGCACGATGTTGTTGTCGTCATCGACTTTCCACCAGGAAATGATAACCGGGTTATTTTTCCCTCCTCCGATGTTCCCGGACAGATGGAACCAGAGGTAAGTTGATTCAACTGCAGAGAAGAACGGGCCGACGATAGTCCCTTCATATTCTGTAATCTGGAAGTATGTCGTGTTAATAGTGGCGTTTGCTGGCGTATCGATGATGTCATTGCCGCCCAGATCGCTAAAGACAAACGTATACCACTGAACCGGGTTTATCACCGCGCCATCATTGGTCAGGGTGGCACTAATGAGCTGGCCAGTAACGGTAATATTTTTCGTAACTGAACCAGATGCAGTAGCGTAGGTGACGTTGATTACGAATGTTACTGACAGAGGCTTCACTGCATCGAAGAAATAATCAAATGATGCGTTTTTGACGATTTTTACTGAAATCTGCCCGCCGGCATACGTGCCCTGGACTATGCTGTTTGTCGTAGCCTGCAGTTTGATAGCGCCGGTATCTTCATTCAGCCCGGGAAGTTCTTGCCCGTCGACATCATCAAACGCATACCCTTCGTTAATCGTGCCGATTATCTGCCCTGGCTGGAAAATCTGATAACTGGCTCCGGCCATCGCGGTGAATGACGATTCTGAATATCTGACAGACGAGATGCCATAGCGTCCATAGCCTACTTCCATGAATTCAGTGACGAATTTCTTGTTATTGATGTACTCGAAAAGTGATTCCTGGATTAGGTCTGGGTAAGAGCGCACTTGTCCGTAAATGTTAGGGCGCCCCTTATACAGCCTGGCAACGTTTGTCTGCCCGGTTAAATCGTTGTTAGGAGACTCGCCGGTTGCGACTGAAGGGGTTTTCTTGATATCTCCTACAAGTGTCTTCTGCAGCGCTGCCATGGCCTTCTTGGTCAGCTTAATAGGGTTGAGTGCTTCCCATGGTGCAGAAAGCTTAATCAGGTCTTTAATGCCTCCCATATTCTGAGGCTGATCAAACACTGACAGGTGATCATCAACCATGAGTCGGTAACCGATATCAAAATCGTCACCTAACTCCTTGCCATTGAGCTTCACGATTACCGAATTATGCAGCTTCTGACCATTCAGCCAGTCAACCATACGCTGACCAGGCTCGATTTGTCCGCGTTGTTTTGGCGCGCCTGGTAGACGCTGGATTTCAAATGTCGTCATACTGCAGGAACTCCGTTTTCGTGAATGCTCTTTCAAGTACAGGAAGCGGGTCAATCCGAACGCCCTCACCTTCACCGCGGGAATGCAGACAGCGATTACTCCCGATCACGATACCGACATGATCTGGCCGCCCTCCTCGATAGAACACAGCAATGTGCCCATCCTCACGAGAGCCAGCTCTCCAGAAAATTCGATCGCCTTCGTAGCATGTGATGAAATCTTCACCGGCCTCGTAATCCGGCGTCTGATGTATTTCGATTCCTGATACATGGCGAAAGTAAAGAACGACTAATCCCCAGCAGTCCACTGCATCAAAACTACACGCGCGATCAGCCCACGGAAGTGAATTAACCTTCCGGATAAATTCAAATTTATTCATCAGATATTACTCAGACCGGGATACAGTTCGACGGTATAGATAATGCTTGTGGCCACGGTAAGAGGGTTTGTCATCCCCACCGTAACAGAAACGTTTTCAGCGGCGGCGGCCACATCCCGTACATACATTGAATACGTCTTAAGGGGTGCTGTGTCGCCTATGTTTTCCCAGATGTCGTAGCGGAAGAGGATCGGCTCCATGCGCGCTGGACCGCGCCACAGTTTCAACCGTTGCTTTATGTCCTGAGATAGCGAAGCGAAAGTAATCGTTGCATTGAGCGTGGTTGTTCCATCCTGTGCAGGTTCAGAGAAATCGAACCTGGTTGGCTGGTATACCTGACCGTTAAATGTGGCGGGTTCGAACAGGTTATTTACCAGCCTGTCAGTACCGAATGCAGAATGCGAAAAGACAACAGTCTGCTTAAGGTCTGACGCCGGCCTGCGCTCTTTCCATTCACGGAGTGTTGGCATCTGGAAGGATCTCCGTAACGATTAAGTCATACCAGTAACCAGCGCCTGGCTGGGCACCAACAATCCAGTCGTCGTAGTCTTCAGTAATATCATTCATGAAATTACAGATGATGTCCGCCGTCCAGGTGACAGTGCTTCCATTCTTGCTGGTCTGCACCGGCATGGTGATGAAGTGAACCTCCTGCACCTGCACGCCCTGGGTATCGCCCAAATCAACAGGAATGTCGAACCATACCTGGCCACGATTACAATATGTTGGCGACCGGAGCCATGACTTGAAACGCTCTGCTTCAGCAAGGGTGAAAATCCAGTTAATATTCCAGGTTGTTTTCAGGTCAGTGGTTATCGGGGTGAACACCGCAGGACCAACTGCAGGATTGCTTTGCCTGAAGCTGGTATCCTGTGTCATGTTCATGTTTGCACGCTGAGGAAGCGGCAGGAATGGCGGGTATTTTACATCTGCCATTAGTAGTCTCCGTTTGCCTGGCGTGAAAGTCCGTATGTTGATTCCAGCGTTGATGACATGGGCCCGCCGGTCTCTACATCCTGAATAAACAGATCGATGACCTGAGAACCGTTATCCGTACGCGTTCTGGTTTTCACGTCAGCGCTGGTGTAGTTGTTGACGTTCACAATTACCCCCCCGCTGCCAGCCCCACCTGACGACATGTCTTTGTTGCTGATAACCCGCCCGTTGTCACCAGGTATCATGTACTGCCTGCCAGTGCTTGCCTGGTAAATCTCCGGCATGCCACCTTCGCCGACCTGATACATTGATCCTGCCGATACCGGGCCGCCATTCTTGCGCTTCCCTGACAGCCCCTTTCCAACAGCCATGGCTGCCACCAGGGCCCCAAGACCAATCGCCACAGCACCACCGAATGAGCCGATAGACGCGACAAGCGCCGCTGGCGTCCACGCTGCGGTGGTTACTGCCGCCGAGGAAACACTGGCTGCCGTCGTGGTTGCTGTACCGGCAACTGCTGCCGATGTGGTAGCCGCTGTCGCTGCAATCTGAGCGGTCTGCCCCATGATTGCCGACTTAACCCACTCAACGCCCATCTGAACGAATCCGTTGATCAGGCTGTTGAGTGCGTTGCTGGCGAGTGACTGCATTGCTTCCTGTGCCGTCATGCTGCCTGTGATGATGCCGGTGAGCGCATTCGATGCGTTGCCAGCCAGAGATTCAAAGCTGGCAGCAAGCATCTCATTCCCGATGCTCTGATTTCTCCACAGCTCCCATTGAGCGGCGATTCTCTGCTGCTCGTATTGGGTGTCGGCGGCATTCCGCAAAGCCAGTGCGTTCTGATGGGTGATCAGGCCTTGCTGTTCAAATGACTGAATCAGAGCAAGCTTTCTGGCATTCTCATTAGCCAGTTGCTGAACAGGATCGACACTACCCGCGGCATCCTGCTGCGGTGTAACAGCCTGCTGCGCGCGGATTTTGGCAAGGTTGGTCTGATGCTCTGCCTCAAGTCGCTCAGAGGTCTGGTTATACTGCTCTTGGCTGATTTTTTTGGCGGACAGCGCGGTATTCAGGTCCTGAACATCCTGCTTATAGCTGGCGTTCTCGCGAGCTTCCGGCAACAGCTTCTCAGCGGCAGCTTGTGCCTTAATGGCATTCGCAGTATCCCATTTCTTCGCCGCGTACTGGCCGGCAAGGTCTATCTGCGCCTGTGTAGCCGACTTACCAAGCGATTGCTGGGCGTTGAGGATGGCTTGCTCGCGACTTAACTGGCTTGTTGAGTCTGCTGCAAGCTCTGACTGTTGCTTGAGATTTGCAAGCTTCTGGGCAATAGATTCAGCCTGAGAGGCTCCTTTTTTGTTTTCAGAATTAAGCTTTTTCTGCGCTTCAGTATTTGCATATGTTGCCGCTGCATCCTGCTCCATTTGCTTAGCGTGCGGATCATCTTTTGAGAACCCTGCATCCTCTGCTGCATATTGCGCCTGGAGCCTTGCGCGAGCTTCTCCCTGCAGTTTTGAAAGAGCCAGGCTGCGCTCAGATTGCTTAATGAGGTTCTTCTGACCAGCGGTAAGGTTGTCGGTTTCCTCTTTCAGTGCTGCCACATTACCTTTCGCAACCACAGCTTCACGCGAAAGATTAACAAGGGTGCCAACAAAAGCAGTAAGTGCTGTCTGGCCTTTCTCTGTCGAACTTTGCGTGTTTTGCAGCTCTGTCGCCAGGCGTTGAAGCGCTTCTGGTGTCGGGTTTTTAGCAATGTCTGAAAGTTGCTTACTAAACTCAAATGCCTTTTGCTCAGAAATGCCAAACTTGTCTGCTACAGCGCCGACGGTGTTACCGATACTGAGTGTGGTGGCATTAAACTCTTGTCCAGCACCGAAGGCTTGTTTAATTGCCTTAGCATAGTCGTTAGTGGTGATATTCAGCGCCGCAAGGCGGTCATTAAAACCATCTACTGATGCATAACCACCAGAAAATGCTGATAAAGCCTTATCGCCAAAAGAAAGCAGAGAACCTGAGGCGTCACTGATTGCTTTAGGAATTTTATTGATCGCTTCGTTGTACTCAAGAAGCGCCTGGTTGCGCATCAGGGTAGCGACTTCGGCATTTGTCTTGGCAAGAAAAGCATATTTGTCTGACAAGGCAGCCACGCCGTTCTGCGATATGCTGATGACCTTATCCATAGCTTCGGCAGCATCTTTAAGGGCATCTATCGCATTTTTACCGCCGTTGAGAGAGGTAATTAAAGTCCCTGCAACAACCGTACTCAACGCAATGACCGCGCCAACAACCGCTCCGCCCGGACCAAATGCTCCTGCTAATTGCGAACCCTGCTGAGAGAAAGCGACTAAAGCCGATTGGCCGCCCTGAACCTGTACGATGAAGTCCTGAACCTGATAACCGGTCTGCTGTAGGCTTGATTTCCAGTTTTTGTTTCCGCCTGCTGACGCCTGTGTTGTTCGCTGCATGTCGAAAAGCTGACCGGTTAACTGACCTATTTTTTGCTTTTCTTCATCGCTGGCTTTAGAACCTGCGCGAAGTTGTGCAGCGAGTACTGCGGCACTACGCGCCCCGTTTTCCTGTGCCTCATCCAGAACCGCCAGCTGATTACCAAGCGCCTCAATTATTGACTGGGCGCGATTGAATTCGTTGCTTGCGCCTCCCGTGCCATTGCGAGCCTCTTCCATGGCTTTTGCTATACCACTGACATTGGTATTTAGCTTACGAAGTTGGTTGTCCATGGAATTGGCATAACCGGCCAGTTCAGTAAACGCTGACCCGGTTTGTGACGCGCTTTGGTCGAGGTTATCCATGCCTTTGCCGGACTGCTGAGCTGCCGCATCCAGTTTATCCAGAGCATCTATGGCCTGTTTCCCGCCCTGCAATAGCGGCTCAACGTCAGCGCTGATTTCATAAACGATGCTACCGGCGTTCTTCTCACCTGCCATGTCATTCTCCGGTTATTTCTTTGCTCTCGCCCTTCGTGCAGCTTGTTTTGCCAGGTATTCGTCGGCGATGCTTTCGTATTCATCGCGAGTGAAGCCTTTCTGGTCCGGATATTTTGCCGCCAGTAGCATTTGAAATTCTGTCATCGTTAACTGAGAGGCCTCGGTGCGGTTCATGCCAAAGTGACTACGTGCCGCGCTGATGTAGTCGAATGCTTTGAACTCTGTTGTATGCTCGCCTGATTCGTGGCGCTGCAACTGGCGTATCTTGGCCTTTCCGACAACACCGTGCTGCATGAGGTGCTGCGCCAGCACGATGATGTCGTTTTTTGGCATCTGGCCGGGGCGGTATACAACACATTGTCGCCACCCCTTCCACTCGCCGATCATTGGCGTTAGGTCATCATCACAACACGCCTGCAGCACAAGCATGCATGTTGATAACAGCTTCTCGGCTGCGCGGTTGAATGAAGGTGATAGCCATTGAGGGAAGCGCATCAGTGTGCCAGCGCAGACCTCAACGAGCTGAGCGACGTCATTGCCGTGTATGGTGGCGTACGTCTGCACAATCTCTGCCGGAGTGCCGATCCTAGTCATAGCCTCGAATGAAGGGCGCAGCAGATAGTCTTTCCCGTCAGTACGGCTGTCGCTAATTGAGAGTTCGCCAATATCGATTAAAGCGGTCATAGGCCTTCCAGTAAACGGTCATTATCAAGGGCAGCACGCCGCCCTTTGGAATGTACGTTAGGTAACGGTAACCGTATGCACGGCCACAAAGTTGCCGTCTTCGGTGTTGATGATGATCTGTGCGCTGCCGGTGGCGACACGGCTCACCGTCACAGTGTTGCCGAAAGCGGTGGCCGTGGCTTTGGTTGGATCGGTTGATGCAACGGAGAAGTCTTTGTTGGTGGCACTGGTTGGAGCGATATTCACCGTGAAGGTGCTGGTCCCGCCCGCCGCACCAGTGCTGGTTGCCGGGGTTACCGTCACGCCAGTCACCGCCACCGAAGTTATTTCGTTCACTTCAATGGTGCTCGCATCACCGACTTTGAACTCGGTGGAGAACGTGACGATGTCGTTAGTGCCGCCGTCAGAACTCAGCGCCGTGATGTTCATGTAGCCGATGAATTCGACCGGGCCGTAGTCCATTCGCACCCACATACCAGGCTGACGCTTGGCCTTCAGCTCGTCAGCGAAATACTTAATGAACTTGCCGACGCCGTACTGATCCAGTTTGTCCTTCTTGCGTACTTCGCCTTCAAAGCTCAGGGTAAAGTCACTGTTAGTGATGATGGTCTCGACATAGCCGCCGCCGTCATCCGCATCTGAGGTAACCGAGTTCGGGTTAAAGTCGAAGCCTTTTGACGTACCAGCGGCCAGCGCCATCCACTCCGCTTCGAGTGGTTTGACGTCCGGGCAGCCATCGGCGACTTCCAGCACGACCGCACCGCCGAACAGGCGCTCGTTCGAGTTCTGGCAATTAGCCATGTGTAACTCCTCTTTGACGTATAAAAGAAAACCCGCCGGAGCGGGTTATTTGGTTGGGATGGCTATTCGCCGTAAGTGCAGGCGAACTGCAGTCGGAAAACTATTCGCCCTTCTTCTGTGAGCACCGGCGCGGGGATTGCGCCCATGTTCTGGATGTAGCCGACGCAATCGTCAGCCATGGGGTTAGCCTGGACATAATCGACGATACGCTGCACGGCGCTGAGTGCGTCTTTGCGCTTATCCTTCGCGCCGACAACGTCGACCAGGACGTGATACTCAGACCCGAGATTTGTTCTGATATTCGACCCGCCGTTTGGCCTAAATACCATGATCGCCTTCGACAGGTCGCCGGGGTCGTCGTACATCAACTGCTGCACCGTGAAGCCGGTAGTTAGCCCGGCTTCGCCAAACATATTCCGCACCCGCTCGTGCATCATGGGTGTCATAGTGCAAGCTCCTTACGCATCACTGCGTCAACACTTTCGCGCTCGTCATTCGCGCCTTTGGTCAGGAACTGCGGTTCGCCATGCGGATCCCAATAATTCCCCGTTCCTGTCCCGCCGCCGAACTCCTTCGGTTTCTGCGGTCCGACTGAAGAACGATTGCTGGTCACACCGAAGTGAGCTCGCGGCTGGCCTTTTAACTTTCCTGACGCCTCGTGTACATACACCGCATAGTTGGCTGAGTAACCAATGCGCCCGGTAATGAACACGCCGCCAGCATCTATTTCGCGGAATTGGCTGTTAATCAGCGTAGAGGTGTCGATCGGGGTGTAATAGGCTGCCCGTGCACCGATGAGAATCATCGCCGACTGCAACGCGCGAATTACTTTGCGCCCCTTAACGTCGTTGATGACATCGTTCAGGTGCTTTTTAGCCTGACTTAAGCCTTTCACTTTAATGCCCATGGCTACACTCCGGTCAAAATCGCATAATCATCCGCCAGTCGCTCGAACGTGTCGGCATAACGGATAACCTGACGCACCTCGTCGGCACCAGCCACAACAGGGTCAGCTTCGGTCGATATGCCAATCAGCAGATAGTCACCAGCCTCCGCCAGTGCAAACTCCGTCCAGACAGTGTTTTTAACGACGATTTCAGCGCCGAGATTGCCGATACGCTTCGACAGGCCGCCCTCGTAATCACAGAGGATTTGCTCAGGCTCAGCATAGCCAAGCGGATCGCCGTATTCGTCATTGCCTTCCAGCTTGCGCCAGATGGTCGCCGTGGCGGTGTATGACCAGTTTGCGACGTTAGACATGGCTCACTCCCTCCATCGCAACACAACAGCGCCAGTAGCCCGGATGCGCGGGCAGTTGATATGCCACTCGCCGTCCGATTTAACGTAGCCGGTAGTCTCCCGCCCGGTGTCGGTCATCACCCAGACGCGGACGAATGAACGCGGCAGCCCATGCTTAACTGATTTGTACGTCATCAACATCCCCCGACAACGTCAAAGAAGCCGACAGTGTTACCTGCACTAATAGGAAGCTCCCCAGTGCATCCGCTCGTGTCGAGTTGAGACAAAGAGTTTCTCAGCCAGGTAATGCTGTCATCGCCATATTCAAACGAACGGGACGCGCCAGACGGCGCACCCTGTGATTTGATGCGGCGCGCGCCGGACGACGTAGCCATCAACGCTGCTGCATACATCAGAATCAGCTTTGAGGAACAGTCGTCATAACCCGCTCCTTCAAGGCACGGGATAATCTTGTTGACCACGCAGAGGATTGGAGTAAGCAAAGCGTCAGGGATGGCATACCCCAATTCGGAGAGGAAGCCTTTCACATCGTCAGCCGTAACTGGGGTCGCCATTGTTATTTCACCTTCTTCTTCAGTTCTTCCAGCGCAGCTTCGGCATCATCCGCGCGTTTCTTTTCTGCTTCCAGCGCGTCGGCGTGAGCCTTGTCTTTAGCTTCAGCGTCAGCGGTCAGCTTTTCGTTCTGCTCCAGCGCGTCGGCGAGTTGCTTTTGCAGCCCAGACAGGTCTGCTGATTTAGCGGAAGGAGTTGCCACTTCGAAGGTGAGCTTTTCGCCCTTCTTCTTGTCGGTTTCCTTCGCTTTGCCGGTTTTGATCCAGCGGTCAGCGGTCGCTTCGTCTACGTCGACCACAGCGCCGACCTCCAGTTTGCGGAGATCGGCACCGGCGTGCAGGTTGCTTGCTACGATTTCTACCAGTGCCATGATTTATCCTCAGCTCGATGCGTGAATTACGGAGTATTTGTTGTTGATGTCCTGCTTAACCATCAACCCCATTGCGCCCCAGGTGCGCCAGATGTAGTCGCTGTTGTACTCAGGGCGCGGAGATGCAACGGTGCCGATAGCCTGGCCGACGATCGGAGCGATAACGCCTGCGCCTAGTGGAACAATGACGATTTCGTTACCAGTCAACTGGCTGTCTTCTTTAATCGCTGCCACGCCGGTCAGTTTCAGGATCTCATCCATGATGGTGCCCGACTGGAAGTTGTCAGAGAAGTAGCGCTCCAGGTTAGAAATGATTTCACCGGACACATACCAGGTCTGCTCGGCATACTGGCTATTGATGCGTCGCATCTGGTCACGCAACGCGATCGCGCCAGCACGAATTGCCTGAGACGTTGCAGTGCCAGAGGTAAAGTCGATATTCAGACCGGAAGCGCCCAGATCGATCTGCGCTACACGCTCGTCGTCTTTCAGTCCCTTCCAGGTAAGGCCATCAAACACGGCGAAGTTACCCGCTTTATCGCGGAAGCCGTTGAAGATGTAGTCAACGTAACGACGCTGGACGTCTTCTACCGAACCGCGCTGAGCATCAGCCTGAGACTGAAGCGCCGACGGGCTGTTGAAGATCGGGTCACGCCATTCGAACTTGAAGCCCGAGTCGTGGATCGGAACCATCGTACCGTCGAAGGTGTAGCTGCGGGCATCAAGTGCCGCACCGACCTGGCCGGACATGGACGTGTGAGCCCAACCACGACCGCCGGTACGGGCATAGTCGTAGCGTGACTGTTCAATGCGCACTGAACGAGACAGTGGCATCAGGTCGTTCAGCAGCGTGAATTCGGTGTTAGGTTCGAACTGCTGCAACACCGTGGTATCAAATGCGCGGTACAGGCGGCGAATGTCATCTACAGCGTTTACCGCGTCCAGATGACCATTTTCGCCAAATCGCGTGCGGGCCAGAAAGTCAGCAACAGCCTGCGCACTGGCATTACGCTCATTTTGCAGGTTGTTGAACTGCCACTGGTTAACTTCTGCGTTACCGGTCTTTTCGCCGATAGACTTGGAGAATACAAACATTCAGTGCTCCTTACTTGAACACAACGCGAATCAGATCGCCGGCCACCGCAGTGACAGCTTTATCTTCTTCGATGTAGGCGAATACAACGGCATCAGCCACAACGGCGGTGACGCGACCATTTGCTACGGCTACAGGCTGGCCCTTGGTGTAGGTGCCAGCAGCGGCACGAACGTTCAGGAACATGCCAGGCAGCGGGTGAATACCAATAACCAGCTCGTTAGCGGCGATCGCATCATCAACGCTGAGGCAGCGCAGGTAGTCTTTATTGGCTACGTACTTAATCGCACTCTCAGCGCCTGCCACGGATGCGGCAAACTTGTCAGAGGCGTTGAAGAAACCAACTGTGCCAGGCAGAGTAGAGGCAGCCGCGCCACCTTCACGATTGAGCAGCGGATTAGGGAATACACCACCCGCGTGGATTACATGCTTTCCATCTTTAGCCATTATTTACTCCGGCATTTCGCTGACAGATTGATTGGTAGCCGTATGGCGGAATGCACCATTCAGGCCGGTTGAGGTGTGGCATTGTGCGTAGAGGCCATCAAGGGCCGCGCCATCGAGAGCATTAACGGCCAGATCGTCCAGGCCAAACTTCGCCTTCACAGCATTGCGCTTTTCGCCTTTCTCTTTGTCTGCGTTTACCGCAAGACCGCTTTCGATGGTGTTCAGCTTTTCAGCGAAAGGCTTAAACCATGCCGGTGCTTCCGCCTGGTTGTTGGCTCGATCGCGTTCTTCCTTCTCGGCCTTCTCGCGGGCGACCTTTTCTTCAGGCGTCTCTTGTTTGCCTTCGGCGTTTTCCGCCAGCATCTGGTTGTACGCGTCCATCAGTTCGGCGTCGGTTTTGCCGTCAACCGATTTGCCTTTAGCCTTCAGCGCATTAACGATGAGTTCTTTCATCGGGTCTGTTTCCTTCTGGGTTGAGTCGCTGTTGGCGCTGAAAAACGCCTTTAGCTGGTTGAGAAATGTTTTTAAAGTGGTGTCTTGCGGATCGTGAATGTTGGAGTCTTCAAGATTGACGACTTCTATCTCAATCTCATCACCCTCGGCATTAACGAAGATGCCAACGCCTTCTTCTGGTGTTCCTGCGCCGGGTTCATCAAGCAGCACCGCCACATGGTCAAACATCATGTTGGTGGCGATCTCGTTGTACTTCTTGCCCTTCGATTCACCATTGGCAGTGATACCGGAATACAGCAAGCCGGTGGAGATATGGATAGGCTCGGAGTTGCTGCCAGCAACCATCTCATCCAGGCGGTTGATCAGGCGCTTGCCCTTATCGCTGGATTCGGCGTACTGGCGGTCGACGTACATGTCTCCGCTGACCTTACCGTCTTTATGGCTGACGTTCTGGAGCCATGCGCCGACGTGATAGTTATTCACCGCCCGGACATCGCGCGCAGAAACATGCTTGCCGTCCACTTTCGGGTGGCCCAGCGGCATAGGGTTACGCTCCAGTGTGTTGTAGGCTTTTTCGATTTCTGCTGCCGGGTACAACTTCCGGTTCATCACAATATCGTCCACGACAGGCGTGATGCCGCGAACCACGATATGTGGCTTGCCGTCGATGGTTTCAGTAGTGATGTTTGAAGCGGAGTTGACGACGGTCAGCACGTTAACGCGGTTGCGTTTCATGCTGGGTCCTCGTTGGTGGATTTAAGGCAATAAAAAACCCTCCGTGTGGAGGGTTCTTATTTTTTAGATGAAGTCTTCATCAGTATATCCGTGGGATTCAGCCCAACTCATAATCGTTTCCCGAGCATGGCTTTCATCCTCTGTAATTACTCCGTAAGAATGAACTTCATCCCTACGTTCTGACTTAAAAGTAGCCGTAAACTGCATTCGACCGCCTTCTACGTGACTTTCAGTTAGTTTCATTTAATCAACCTCATTATTTACCATGACTTACTGAGATTGCCACGCCTTGCGTTCTTGGGCCAGCTTATCCGCTAACCCTTCGTTGAAAATGCTGCCATCGTCGTTGAGAAGCACCGGAATCTGGCTGCAATAGCAGTTGTACCGGTTGCCAGTACCGGCATAGAAGTCCCGCACCTCTTCGGTGGTGTACACCTTGCCGTGGCGGCTGGCGTGCCAGCTGCGCGTCGTTGGCTTGAGCGCTGATAACCACATCAGGGAAGTATTAAGCCCTAGCCTATCGGCAGCCCAGTCCGTTTCATTCCATTGCGCCTGCCGCAACGCACCGACCTGCTCAGTCTGAGCGATGTTCTTGGCCTTAGCCATGGACACATCAAGGCGCTTACTAACAATGCTGGCAGTCTCGCGAGGGTTAATGCCCCGACCGATTGAATCAGCAATGACATTCGCCAGATCTGCGCGAGCAGTGTCGCTAATGCCTTTCCAGTCGCTATAGGTGCTGATGTAGGCGCTGGCGATCTGGTTCTGATATGCCGGGCTTGATAGCAACTGCATCAGCGTCGTCTGGCTGGCGTACACCGGAGACTGCACCGACAGGTTGGTGAAGGCATTCAGCGTGCCGCGCTCATACTCAGCGGTGACGTAATCCATCGCCCACAGGTTCTGGCTGCCTCCGTCTAGCAAAGCATCGTCCAGTATGGCTTGAACAACCTGAAGCAGGCTTGCCAGCTCTGCCGCGTTCATGTCATAGATGAACTTTCCGGCATTCACCTGATACAGCGAAGGCTCAGCGCCCTCGCTGTTGCACATCATCCATGACCGCTCGCCGTTGGTTTCCCGCTGGCGTCCGGTGAGGCGTTGGTCGAAAAGCTCTTTCAGGCGGCGCTTGATGTTCAGATACCGGTCTTCGATGTCGTTGAACATCCGGTTGACCTGCCGCGATGATTGCGTAGGATCAGCCTTGTTGCGCGGTACGATCGGCGTCCCGATTCTGGTTTGCGCTGTCATCATCATCTGTCAGCGGGTCCTTATCGTTTTGCTTTGCGTCTGGGTTAGGCGTCTTTACTACCTTGCGAGGCTCAAGCTCACCCACTGCGCGGATTTCGTTTTCATCCACCGCCGGTGTGCCGTATGCCTGCTGTGTATCTTTCGCCACCGTAGCCATTGCCTGCATGTTGGCAATCTTCTCTTTCTCGCTCGGCGCGAGCAGATCAGACCATGCCAGAGATACTTCTCCGGATGATGGCTGGTCGATGACGCCAAGCGTCCAGAATCGCTCCAGGATGGTTTCGATTACCGACGACATAAAGCCCCAGCGACGACCATTACAGCGCTTCGCCCAGTCCGTCTTATCCTCATCCGAGGCTAGGCGTCCTGTCTGCTGACCAAACAGAATGGTGAACGGGCACTGAATTGAAGCGGCGAACTCGTTGGCTGCGACCTCCCATGTGGGTTTCGGGTCAGCGGCCGCCACTGATAACACCGATGTTTTTCCGCCCTGAGTTACCAGAGCGGCATCAGTGCCACTGTTTAGCTTATTGACCTTGTCGTTCATCGCATCGCCAAGCCTGTCGTACCCGGCGTCTTTAGCCTGCTTTATCAAGGTATCAATGCTCACCTGCTCATTGAATTCAGTCGCAAGCTGGCGGCTGGCGTTCTTCAGGAAGCCCTCAGCGCTACCGCCTGAAACCTTCTCAAGGTCGAGCAGCTTATTGTACCCTGCGCGCAGGAACGGCACGCCGGACAGCATGTTTTCATCCTCTGAGCCTTCACACAGGATGATGATCCGCTCCGGATGAACGGTAACGCCGCGTACCGGGCCATATGTGCCATCATCGCCTACTGGTTGCTCGTTGAAGTTGTACGAAACAGGTTGTCCGTATGTTTCAGAGAGCGTGTCAGTATCGAAGCTTCCCGGCTTGACCTGCGATTCCCAGGCGGGGATTAGTTTAACGATGGCAGTATCTTTCAGCCTGGCGACGACCGTTCTGTCTACAGGCTGACTCCATTCCCTGCCGTCACGGAATTGGATGAGTAGTGCAGAGTAACGACCAACAAGATTTCGCCGATCGGCATCCTTGATTTTCGCCCAGTGCTTCTTCAGCAGCTTCGTTACCACCTTTTCCCATTCCGTCGTCTGCTCGGCCTCTTTCTCTTCCTCTCCATCAATAATGGTCGGATTGTCCATCCAGCATGATTCGAGAAGCTTGTGCACGGCGGCATAAGCCACAGCATTGCGCTCATAGGCCCGGTAGTAGCGGCCAAACTCAAGATTGTTCGGATAGCCAAACTCATCCCACAGCTTCGTGCGTTTGGTATTCCCTGGCTGGCCTGCGTACAGCATGCGCTGCCGCCCGATAGCATCAGCAAGGGCATTAACGAGGAACTGCTCCCCGGTGCTTAATTCACTCACTGATGAGCTCCTTAGAAGAATACTGCGCCGACTTGCTTGTGGTTGTTCTTCGCTACAGCAAAGTAGCGGAAGCCATCAGCGCCGTGTGATGTGAAGTCATGAAGCGGTTTATCTTTCCAGCACCCGCGCTTGTCGTCCCACTCCTTGCGGTAGCCCTCGAGGTGAGATATGCCCTCGGCGCACTTTTCTTCGTCGAAAACGCAGGACGGGAGAATTTCACGTACCGACTCAATGCCTGTATCAACACCGACTTTTGGCACCACCTGAAACGTCATGCTGTAAACCTGCCCGTCGATTTCATACCCCTCGCGCGCAAGTTCTCTGCGGGATTTGGCATCGGCACCGAATTCACGGTTATCGATGTCATGCGGCCCCCAGTGTTCGCCATACTCATAGCCGCGGTCTTTCAGCACCTTCATGTAATGCCGTAAGCCTTCACCAGAGTTTTCGTAGTAGTCGATGACGTGGAACTCTTCGCCGACCTCTCGCACGAACCAGATCGCCGTGGAGTCGCCAACCCCTATATCCCAGAACGTGTGAACCGGGAGGTGTGAGTTATCCGGAATTTGTCCGATCCGCTTATTGGTGTAGAGCCAGCGGAATTGTTTGGCGTAATACGCGCCTTCGACCGATTGCTGGAATGCCTCTGCCGGGATAGTCGGATATTCGCGCTTCATGTCATCGCCAAGAGTTTTCTCTTTGGCGTGGTACCAAGCTTTCTGGCGCTCGTTCAGAACAACGCCGTGCTTCGCCTCCATCTCTGCGAAGTATTCAACCAGGCGCGCTGGCAGCGGCTCAACCGGGTCGATTGCATACTGCGGATTTTTCCACCAGGAGAAGAAGAAGAACTTCCAGTCGAGGTTGGAAAGGGGCTTACCCTGCAGCATCGCTTTCTCAGCTTCACTGCAATAGTCGTAGAAATACCCCGCCCGGCCTTCAGCTGTGCTTTCGAGGGTGATCTTCCCGCCAAGTGGGACAGCCTCAAAAGCGCCCGTCACAATCTCTTTCGCTTTATCCGGCCATTTGGCGCAGATCTTACCGAACTCAGAGACATGCAGGCTGTACAGCGTTCCGCCTCGGAATGAGGTTGATACTGTTACGCTTCCACCTTTCGCGAATACATACTCACTGGTTGTCTCTTTAACAAGCGGGTTGGCCAGCTTGATATCGTCAGGCATTCGCTGATAGGCAAACTGCGTTTTGTTTCGGAACAGCCTTTCTGAGTCCGGAAGGGAGTGAGCGATCAGAGCGCATTCTTTTTTGTGAAAGATCGCCAGATCAAGCTGGATGATGCACATCTCAGTGGTGAATCCCAGCTGGCGCGCTTTGAGTATCACGTTACGGTCGTGCATCCCGTCGAAATACTCAAGTTGCTCTGGCGTCATCTTGAACGTTACACACTGACCATTTTTATCTTTAATTTTGTAGAGGTGATTGAGACGCCAAAACCTGTTTTTCAGGAGAGCTTTCTGCTTTTCAGTTAACACAGCGACTCCTTACAGGTCATCATCTCCTATTTCGTCCATCACAGACGCAACTGAGCTCACGGCTAGGCCGCCTGAGTGTTCCAGCTTCTGCTTATTGGTATATGCATCACCGCACTCTTTGGCCGCCTGCTCCATCAGAGATGCTGCAAGAGCCATGTTCCTCATGCTTTCGGCTTTGGTCATCATCCGGTCAAGCGCGCGGAGACGATAGGCTTTGTTGGCGATCGGGATGTCGCTTAATTCAGTCTGGAAGCGCTTGCGGGTTTCATGGAATAGCTCAACCCATTTCTGCGCCAGCCCCCTGCCGTTTGCTTTCGTCGGGTCGTGTGATTCGACCTGCTGACGCGTGATGCTCAGGTCAAATTCTTTTTTGACCGACTCAACCACCTGGGATGGAGTATCGAAGCAGGCAAGGGACTGAACGATGAAGGCTTTGACCTCACCTTTCAGTGTCGCCATAGATTACCTGCCTGTCATAATCAGTCATATTGTTAGGCCAGCTTTAACATGCATGTACCGCATGATCTGGCTATATCGATGTGAGCCACTTCTGCTGGCGCATTGGCAGCATCAACAAGCTCCTGTACTTCTTTGCTGGCACCATATCGACGAACCACGCCAACAAATTCTTCGACATCATGGCCGCGCAGTGTGAGCACTGGTTGCCCGGTCTCTTTGTTGAACTTTGGCGCTCCGAAATCATCGGTAGCCTGCGCGATGTGGTAAAGCTCATGTTCTACCAGTGCGCAGAATTCGAGGTCACTGCATTGTGAGCAGTAATCGGCTGCCAGCGTGATAATGAACTTCGGCATTCGTCCGAACCATTCATACATCTGCTGTTCCATTCTGGCTTTCTGCCATCCACCGGCTCGCAGCATTACCTGTTCGGCCTGACCGAGAACATAGCGGCCTTTCTTAGCGAATGATCCTGACGCCCACATGAAGCAGAGATCAGCCTCAAGAAGGTGCCCATGGTCAGGGTTATGAATGCTTCCGGTATCGCTGAGAATTTGCCGGTTTATCCACTCATGCACTTCGTTAGCGGGAATGAGCCGGGTGTATGGCTGCCAGTTGTCGGAGGCGATGAAGTTAACTGGCGGATATGGCCTGCGATCGTCATCGTTAGCCATGGGTTACTCCGTTGTTTGTTCTGCTGGCGGCTCTACAGGATCAAAGAGGAAGTCTTCAATGCTGTCAGGGCTGAAATATCGCCACTTACCCTCTTCGTCAGCGAGAGCAACGAAGCCGTTGATGATTTCTGGCTGACTGCGGGTCATGAGACCGGTGAAGGTCTCTTTGGATTTTTTGGTGATTGTGATTCGGTAGACGGTAGCCATTTCGTTCTCCACGTGTCGCAGCTGTTGCCCTGCTTCTCAGAAGTGCTTAGCCACTTACGGCTTACCCGTCAGCAAGATGTGATCACCATCCTTGCGGGGTTACACAGATCATTATCGAAGCCCCTCGCAAGGAGCTTCTGTAATGAAGAGCCGTTGTGAAAGTGGCTCTCAAAACCACAAATCTGTTGTTATGCGGCCAGGCGGTGCTGCTCTTCGATAAGTGGCTGGCGGTGATTACGCTCGAACATGCCGCGAAGCACTTCTTTGCGTTGTTCGAAGTCCCACCCCATGCTGATGAATACCGTGTTGGCGCGCTGTAGCTCGGTGATGCAGTGAATTTGTTCCGGCGTCAGGTAATCGCGGATCGGCTCTTTCTTCCCGATTTCGTGATGCACTCGGAACTTAGCCGCCGTCATACCCAGCGCCAAACGGTTAATCAAGTCGGCTTCATTGCTGAAGTGATGCGGTGCTATCTGCTTACCCTGAGCCTCACGCTCATGCTTAATGGCGTCGGTCATGGGTTTGTATTCCAGGCGCGCGGAGTTGCGGTCCATCTTCTTTTTCGCCAGCGCGCTGCGCATAGTGAAGAATTCAGCTACCAGGCGCTTTTTGAATTCACGCACAACTTCATTGTTTCGCATGTAGGTGATCAACAGCGTGGTTTGCTGTTCGTTTAACAGTGCTATTTCCTGCTTCTGCATGCCCCCATCCGTTTGAAAGGGTCGCATTTCAAATTCCACCCTTCCGAATTCTTCGAGGTCGCTTTTGTACTTCCTGATGAGTTGAATCACTGGCTTGTGATCCTTCATAACACCACTGGCGATCACTGCCGAGTTGGTGACCAGGTCTAGCTTCTTGATTTCAACTAATTGCATGGCGTTTACCTTACTTGTGAGATGAACCTTTGCCGAAATGAAACGCCAGCCCACCGAAGGCTCGCCAGCACTAAACTGACGTCTCCAAAGGCTCATTTCACAGGTTAGGGTTCGGTGTGTTTGTGGTCATGCTCTGCCATTTCGGGTGGCAGTTCTTCTTGGGGTTTGTCATGCCCCAATAAAAAAGCCCCGCACATGGCGAGGCTGATATTGCTGTGTTGCCGATCTGGAATCTTCGTGCGGGTTGTCACTGCGATCTGGTAGCTTCGATTTTCCTGATGGCCGCCCGGTCAATATTGCACTGGCCGATAACTCCGTAGAGCTGAGCATTCAATTCCACGCTTGCGCCAAAGGTCATCATTGCGGGCGGCTCAGGCACATCAATCTGACTTGTCAGGTCTGCCGGCAGGTTTAGCATCGGCTGCTTTATTACCTGGTACTCCACTTGCGGCTTTTGCTGCGGCGCGCAGGCGGTCAACAGCATTACTGTTAACAGGGGAAGCAGCGCATGTATCCGCTGCGAGGTAGGCCTTAATTTCATCCTGAAGCTTCCTGTTTAGCTGTGCTGTCGTTGCTCTTTGCTCAGCGACCTGTGACATGACCTCGTTCTGCTGGCGAACTGCGGTAACCAGTTCGCCCACACTGGCAGCCAGGCCGTCATTCTTCGAGCGCAGATCGTTAATCTGGTTGTCTTTGTCGTTAGCCAGTTTTTCTAGGCGCTCGTTAGTTGCAGTGAGCTGGCCGTTTCTGGCGTTTAGCCCCCAGAGAGCTACGCAGATCAGACCAATGACGATGATGTGAGAGTAATTTCGGATGAAGCTGATTATGTTGAGCATAGAATCCCCTTAGCCTTTGTGAGGCGGGATTTCCTGTCGTCCAGTCCGTTAGTACCACCGTTAATGATCCGGGTGATGCGGCTAACATCATCAGAATCAGCAATCTCATTCAGGCCGTGATTTTTCCACCAGGCGGCGGCAGACTCAGCCGCCAGCTTGTTTCCTGTCAACAGGTCAGGGCTTGCCACTACATCAACGCCGAGTTGCTTAACGAGCGCAGCATAATTTGCACGCCCGGTAATCTGGATCAGACCACGACCACGATAGCGATACCCATCACCGGATTTCACATCACCATTTCCGTTTCGGTTGGCATAAATGATGTTGGCGATCATCGTCTGGTTTGCTGCATGTTCAGCATTGCGTCCGTAGGCTTTAGCCTGCGCCGGTGTGATGCGCTTACCGAATAGTGAGAGTAATGCCGATTCGCTGTAATTCAGACCTTCAGTAACCGTGGTGAAGCCGCCAGACTCATGCCCAACCTGAGCAAGAAAATGCGCCTGTCGCAACGGTGTATTGATCTGATACGTCTCCATGGCGGCCACAAGGTGTGGGTGCCATGCATCACGCATAGCATTGCTTACTCCGGTTGCCCGCTGGAATTCACTGGCTTTGAGCATCGTCAGTACCCCCAAGCCGCTTATCAATCTGGCGGCGTACTTTTGTTGAGATGTAATCAACACCCAGGAAGCCGATAAACACCGCTGCTACGCGCGTTGTGTCTTCGCTGAAATTCCAGTTAAAAACAGATCCAATCACCTGAAGCGTTGGCTGTAAAAAGAAAGCAAACAGGCTGCACATCGCGGCGTCCAGCAAACGCCGGGGCCATGATTCTTTGCCGATATACGTCGCGCGGAGGATCGCCATTACACCGGCAAGACCTGCGTATCCCGATTCGTTTTTATGGGCATACAGCCAGGCTATAAGACTGGCCCAAAACCCAGGGTCTTTGTCCGGCATACGTTTCATCTCCACCTCCGCCTGTACAGGGTCGGTGCTGTGTTAGTCATAGGAAAGCGCCTCATCCAGTGCGGTAAGGGATAAGTGGTTAGCTGTCTGGATGGGCGCGAATAAAAAGCCAGCGCGAGGCTGGCAAGATGAGGGTGAAGCAATGTCGGCTCTGTGGCCGAAGATACCCTGGCTGGGATTTGGTGCCGGGCAAAGGAATCGAACCTCTGACGCGCAGCTTACAAGGCTGCCGTTCTGCCACTGAACTAGACCGGCTTATTTGGTGGAACCCGATGGAATCGAACCATCTCCTAATGCTCTTCAGGCATCCGCGCGAACCATCTACGCCAGAGTTCCATAATTTGGTGGGCCGCGAAGGATTCGAACCTGTCTACCCTTCCCTTATGAGGGGACCGCTCATACCAAATGAGCTTCCGGCCCAGAAACGACAAAGCCCCGGCTGGTAACCGAGGCTTTTTATTCTTCACCGTAACAATTCACGGATTTGTAGTGTTAGAACGAGATTATCACAGATTCGGGAAAAGTAAATAGCTCACGATAATTTAGCGAGCTATTTTATCGTGCATTATCTTGTTATGTTCTTGAGCTGTGATTCAGCCCATGATTCCTCAATTTCGAACTTGGTGATCATCTGATCGTAAAACGGTTTCACTGACTTCTTCCAGGTGTCGAGGCTGATGCTGTCGGTAATTTCACAGATAGCGTTATGCGCCTCAGTCGATGGCACTCGCTCATACCCTCTTCCACCGCAGCGTTTACAGTCGCCGATCACCGGCACACCCTGCGCCTGCGTCAATGCTTTATTCACTGCCTTGCCTCTGCCGCGACAGTCATTGCATGCGGCACTTACTACTCCGGAACCCAGGCATTTCTGGCAAAGTACCTTGACCGTTTCCTTCACCTTAACCATGCCTGCCACCTTCATTTTCCCTTCAGGCTTACGGAATTTGTTGGTAAAGATGTCTGCTGCCATGAAGCCTACCCCGTCGCAGCAGTCGCAGGTCTTTTTGCTTGAGGCGCTACGTGAATAGTCCTCAAAGGCAAAAGTTGCGAGCAATTGCATTACCTGCGGCTTAATATTCGAATCAAGCTTACGTAAGGCGGCCACCTTATCGCAGCGAGTCATCGCATACTGGGCCAGTAGGTCAATTGCCTTTGCACGGTCGTTACTGCTGATCCCCATTTTTCCCAGGAATGCGCTGTAGCCCATTGCAGCGCGTTCCTGTGTCATTCCCATGGCTGCCATGATGTCGGTCCCGGTTAGCGAATCTGAGGCGGTAGCGCGCGGCGAGTCACTGATCTGAGTGGACTTGGCGAAATGGTACTTCACGGTGCTTTCAAGGTTCACGCTGTCATCTCCTGCTTCTGTTTCGTCTTTGCCCTGCGGCGCTCACTGTTGCTGATGATCTGCTGTGCTGTGTCGTCTCCACCGCGACGAGGGAAGCTGAATCCGGCGCGGATAAGGCTGTCACGCTGATAGCGCTCGATGTCAGATCTGGTCATGATTAGGTTTCCATGCTGACTGTCTGTATTTCGCATTGCCCGTTTGACACATAATTTCTGCACGATCGCCACTCACTACCTCTTTTGCCTTAGCGAAAAGCTTTTCGCTTTTAGATAAGCCCGTTGTGTTGAACCACGTGCTTGCAACAAAGCACCTGGCCTCTACTGGAGTGAATATTTTCATGCAGCCTCCATCTCGGTTATGGTCAATTCAAGCCGTCCACCTTTAACGACCGGCATCTTCACGACCCGGTAATCGACTACCTGCGAATCGTCCGCCCAGAAACCGGCCTTAGTCAGCGCGTCGAATGCTGCCTTTTGCAGGTTGTCCAGGTCACGGCGGCGGCGATCAGGCATGTGGCACTCAATACGAACTTTCAGCGGGCACGTCACACCAATGTCGAGCATCTCTGCCTTGATGACTTCGGCCACCAAATCGCGATAGGCCTTCCCCTCTGTGCTGATATGGGTTCTGCCACGATTATGGCGGTAGTAACGGTTGTTGCTCGGCGGCCAGGCCAGGCTAATTCGATAAGTATTCATGCCTTCACCTTCCCTTCTTTCAGCCAGATAACCTGTGTGCGCGCCATGCCTTCCAGTGCGCACTCTTTTGCATATTCCGCATCGACCATCCGTGTGCGGCGGTCAATCTCATCGTGACAGCTACTGCATGCGATGGTGGCGATCAGGTCAGGCGGCTTGATGCCGGTACCGCACAATCCCGCCAGGCGGATATGGGCCAGCACTGAGGTTTCTGCGTTCCCGTTACAAACTCCTGGAATTCTTACCTGGCATTCACGGCCCCGCGCCGCTTTACGTAAATCAGCCATTTGCTTTTCTCCGGGCGGCACGGCGCAGCCACATGACATCAGCCAGGTGAGCCGTATAGTTGAAGGTGACAATTTCGGATGGGTTGATGGCCGGCTTGCGCTTACGGCGAGCAGGTACGCGGAAGATGCCGCGCTCCATGACTTTAGCGAGAGGGGTCATCATGCCTCCTGCTTATCGCGCAGTGACTGGAACTCACTGCTATCTGGGATCGGCAGGTGGCAGCCGATGTTCATCGCCCATGCTTCGACTTTGCACAGGAAGATGTGCATCTCGCCGGTTTCCAGCTTTGAGGTGTGGCGCAGTGACTGAACGGATGTAACCTCTCCAGTAACGACGTCAACGCGCTCTGTGGATTCATAGCCGAGATAAGTGTGTTTCAGTGCGTCCTTCACCCACTCCGGGGTAGCGAAGGACTTGCCGCGCTTGATGAGATATTCACTGATGACGCCAAACCACAGATGCGCCATGGCGTTCTGAGACAGGCTGCGAGTCTCACGCCATGGCTTAATGACCAGGCGGTAGCAGTCGCCGGACTCAAGCATCGGTTTAAGCTGCTGACCGATGGCGTCAAAGTTCGTGATGTGGAGGCGGATGCCATCCTTCGGGAAGTTCATACGCCACCTCCGAGAGGTAACGCAGAATGCAGAAAATCGCAGGTGCTTTTCAGCATCTGTGACAGGGTGAAACGTTCAGATTGTGTGTGCGCCATAATGTCCCCATTTGGCGCGATAACCAGGTGCTGGAGTTGTTCAGGCTCCAGCCCTGATATTATGACTTATCGGCAGATAATTATCAAAACGTCACGCAACAAAAAGCCCCATTATCGGGGCTTATTACATCAGCGTTCTGATGGCATCGGCTGCGAGCAGCGCGGAGATGAGGAAGGCGATGGGGCTAGGCATTGGCGCTCTCCTGCAAAAGAAGGTAGACGATTGCCACGGCACGAAGCGGATTACGGTGTGTGGCGCTGATACCAGATTCGTGCGTTGCCGTCCAGACTGTCTTCCCTGATGGGGTGACACCGATCCGATATTTCTTCATTACCGGAAATAGGTCCTCAGCCCGCCGCAGGGGAAAGAAATAAGTTTTCTGCACAGTATTAAACCAATTCCATGACAACTGAGCACCGGTCTTTTCATTCGGGTGAATGGTAGCGCTGTACTTTGGCTTCAGAAAATATGCGAGCCTGACGCTGATTTCACCGTCGCTAAGTTTGCTGTAGTCCATCACACCACCTTCCCGTTTTTCCATGCCAGCCCGAACACCGCGATAACTGCTGATGCGTAGATGATTGAGGTCATTTGGCTGGCTCCTGTGGGGCGGCGGGGAGTGGCATCCAGTGGGTGACTTGTTCAGGAAACCAAGACTCATCTCCCCAAAGCCATTCCTCGTCCTCAGCACACCAGTAAGCGGTCTGCATATAGCCAGTTAAAATAAGCACGGCATTATCATTTATTGGCATCCGCTCGCTGCACGGAATCCACTGTAAAGCCCCGCTTGACGGCTGGAGCATGGCGGCGCGGCGAATATCCGTTTCAATTTCTTCGGTCCAGTCCTGCCATTCATCTGGCAAGCCGCCCTTAGCGCTGGCTATATGGTTAGCGATTTTGTACAGATCATCAGGCACCGCGACGGGCTGCGGGGCGGCGTAGAGCGGTTCTGGCTGTCCCACATAGCGATTTGCCTCATCCAATGTGTGGCACAGGATGCCCTTTACTTCCCACGCCACCGGCTCTTGCCCTTCGACCGCAAGCAGGCGGCGGGCCATTTCCTGCAACAGCGCCACGTCAGCAGCGCCTAATGTGTAGCCGGGCTTTAAATCAGCCACGGCATTGATATTTGAATTGCTCAGTTGTGTCATGGCTTATTCCTCAAACTGCTAATTGCAGTTGCATATCGAACCGGTCACGCTGCTCGCAGTACACGAGAGAGCCGGGACTATTGTGCGATTCAATGCGCTCGACCATCAGCGCCGCGCGCGTCTCTTTTGATGCTGGGGCGTAGGCACCTGACCATGCTTTGTCGATACCGATATTCCTGGCGACGTTGGTGCTGTCTGCGCTGGCAAGCGGTAGCTTTGTGAAGATCAGCGGGTTAAGCATCCGCAGGCCGTGTAATTACGTTACCGGCTGGCCGTAATCATCAGTGACGTGACGGATAAGGTCTTTCATCCGTGCTACCGCCAGATTCGGGCGCTTAACGTCATAGTCGCCATAGCTGCCAATCGCCACACGCGGATACTCGTTGCAGAGCCTGAAGAATCGGTTGTCGCTTTCGTTCATATGCCAGACAGGTACGCCAAAGAATTCGCCATGCGGCCATTCATGCAGTAACGCTTCGTTTTCTTCCTCACCGCCATCGATGACATCCGGGATAATGGCAAAGTCGAAGCCAGGGTGATTCTTCCAGCGCGCCACAAACTCGTAATAATCGCTCCAGTCGATTTTGTTTTTGCCAGCTGCCTTCCACGCAGTGAACGCCCCATTGTCGAGAGCGAATGACTGGCAGTATTCTGCCGCGAGGTTAATCTGGCCGGAGTGTGCGAACGATATGAAGGCATGCCGTCCTTTCCACGCCTTAAGCGCACACGTATCCGGCGTTATCGGTCCGCCGTGATAGTGGATCATCACTCCCCCTCTATCTGCACAGTGAAGCCCTGCGATTCCAGTGAACGGACACACGCATCGAGCATCGCCCCTTCGCCAGAGCACGTATAACCAGACCAGTGCGGCAGCTTCACGGTGAGCGTTCTGGCCTCAAGCTCGGCTATGCGCATACTACCGTCAGCGATGACGCTCTCGTAATACTCGCGTTGTTCAGCTATACGCTTCTCTGCGGCTTCCAGCGCCTCTGTCAGCGCTCGTACGTCACGGTCAGATTTAGCGATACGACGTTCTGCTGTTTCCAGTGCGTCAAGCGTTAGCTCCAGGATGTCGCGCATATGTTCTGCGTTGCCGTGGCAAGCTTCGTCATATCGCTCCCAAAGACGCGAAAATTTCATTTCATACGGTGCCGCCGCTTTCAGCTTCGCCGTCAGTTCGTTGGTGTTAGTCATGGTTAAAGCATCCTTAAAGATTGACATGTCGGCGTCTGATGCCACTTGTACGTGTTCTTCTGAGGCTCCGAACTCTCTGCTTTCCCATTTGTCTGCGTCAAGCATGTAATCATTGGCTTTAATCTTGCTCATACCTTCACCTCGTTGCGCAGCTGGGCGGCGTAGTCAGAAAGCCATTCGACCATCTCAACCTTTCCGACCAAATCTGACTCAGGAAATCTGCTGCAAACCCTTTGCGCTGTATCGAAATCCTTATATTGAAATTCCTGAGCCACGACACTTTTTGCCGTCTTGATTGCCATATCCACCCCGACCGCCCGCTGCTCGGCGAGGAAGCGATCCGTGGCGGGGGATTCTGACTGGTGGTGCATCGCCCATTCAGATAGATGTTCAAAGCAGCGTCTTAATTCTTGCCAGTCGCTGCACATGTTGAGATTCCCGCCCTCACACCAGAAAGGGTATGCCTCAAGCCGATCAGCAAATGCTCGACCATTCTCGATAGCGCCCAACGGCACGTCACCCTTCAGCTCCGCATTCTCCGCCACCACATCCGCAAGCTGTGCTGCAAGATGATTGCGCTCTGATTGCATTGATGCTGTGGCGGCTTGCCATGTGCGGTAGGCCCATCCAGGTGCGCAGCTCTCACGAAGCTCTTTTTGCTCTGGCGCATAAAACCACGCTTCAAAATTTTCTCGGCTCATGCTCTTTGCTCCTCAAATCTGCCTTCCCATGTCAACCACACGCAGCGGTAAACAAAGGGGATAAATGCTGTGAAAAACTTCGCCCACTGGTCGTCTGAAAAGCCCGTTGCTTCATCGACCATTCTCTCGATTGGCGTTTGCCGTGTCGGAGGACGGTGTATGCCGTGCAGCCTCTCAAAATTTGAGATCATCTCCTCTTCCTCGAGGCATTTCTGGATAACGACAGAGAAAAGCGGCTCGGTTGCCAGTGCGGTTTTTATTTCTTCGGGAAGATTGCTCATGCTCTTCTCCCGTAAACCATCATCATTCGTTCTCTGAATGGGCTGCGCATGTACTCGTCGACCACGCAGTTTTTATTTCGGTTGTATGGCTTGCACGTCGGACGCCAGTCGTCGTCACCGCTTTTTGCCAGGTTGGTGCGCTTAGCGTTGGCATCCCTCGCGTTCTCGCTAATCTGGTTGCGTCCGCCGTTTTCCAGCCATTCCTTGTAGGCGGCTTCTCCGGCGAATACACCGATGCCGGTAACGCTCTTGAGGATGCCCTTCATGCGGAGTTGAAGTGATTCAGCGTAGTAGTGAGAGCGTGATACGCCAGCGTGCTGGGCGATCATCGCCACAGTTACCGGCTGGTTTTTGGTGACGTACTTCAGGATTCGTTGTTGCGCTGCGTTCATATCACACCATCCCCGCCGATTTACGGCGCTTGTATTCCTGCATAAGCCACTGCGCGGGGGTCATTGCCCCGAGTACTGCCGCGTTAGGCATGTAACGGAATTCGTGGTCTTTTGCATCAGGGTTATGACAGGTCTGGATGACCTCTTTTTTGGACTCGATGGCAATAATCGGTGACGGGATTTTTTCGCCAGCTGCGACTTTGTTTGCCCACTCATCAAGTTTTTTAGCCGCGTATTTCTCAACCTCGGCATCGCCAAGTTGTCGCCGGAACATCTGAGTTCTTGTCTCGGTGACAATCCAGTACATGACATCCCTGGACCACGGAAAATTTGCAGGTCCACCGGCATGAAGAGACTTCTCCCTGCTGTAGCGGTGGAACTCCTTCATCACATCGTCAATGGTGATGCCAAGCACCACAGAACTGTCCTTGCACCACTTGATGAACTGACCCGGCGACGGCCAGAAGGGAGAGTTGCTGGCTCTGGCATGGCGAACGCCAGCTGACAACTGCTCCTTGGTGACGATTCCGTTTTCTGCAAAGGCGGCGATCCACTGCCGCTTGGCAGTTTTCTCGTCGGCATCAGTTCGAAGGTTTGTCTGGGTGGAGGCGGGGAATATCTGTTTCAGCTGCCGGAAAAGTGAGTCGACCAGCCCTTCGGCTTCAGAGTTGATGACTTTATCAGGCTGATAGCTTCCACCGGCCATCTTCGCCAGCGCCTCACCATCCCGATGCTGCACAGCGCCAATCAGTTGCAAATTCATAGGAAATCCTCCCAGCCTTCACGGCTGTTCCAGTGCGGACCTTGGGGAATTGACGGCTGCTGTTTGCGTGACGGGAACTTCGGTTTAAACAGGCCCTGATAGCCGTTGGCGATGCTGATGTTAATTACCTCAGCGGGGTCGTGACCTTCATCCAAACACTCTTTCAGCAGGTTGAATGCCTTGCTAACCGTCAGCGCGGTGCTGATGGGCTTCTTCGACTGCTTACGGTACTGAACCCATTCATGCCATGCCTGAAGGTTTAGCCATTCAGGAATTGGAATCGATAGCGGATCGAACTTGGTTGATTCCCCCTTGGGGGATATAGGGGGTTTATTGTTTTTATTCTTGTTAGTTACCTTCTTGTTCTGTTCATCGCCTTGTTCACCGGGTGGTTCATCGGGTACCAGCCTCAAAGCCGCGCCATTACTGGGCTTGCCTTTGTCGGATGGTTCATCGGATGGTTCATCGGGTAAAATCGACTGGTAAACAGTGTAATTTGTGATTGTAATCACAGTGCCAAAGCGGTTTCCTTCGGTGGTTAGCATCCCTTCCTTGATAAAGAAATTGAGCATTCTTGTTACTGCCTGAGGGCTCTTCTCTTTACCATCTTGATCTCGAAGCTTGCGTGCCAGGATTGCTGCCGTAGTGACTAATTGACCATGCGACAGGCTCCATTCTTTACCAGCAAATTCAACTACTCTGCTGCGATATGAGGCCTCACCCAGCAACCTAACCCATAGCGCTAACTTGGCAGTATCCTTTGCCCAATCAACGCTAAGGAGGCTTCTGAACAGAGAGAAGTGGCCAAACTTTTTATTCTCCATTCTGTTGCTCCTGAGGTTGCCCGGCTCTGGACCGGGAAAGTTGTATACTCTGGCGATGTTTGCCATAATTCCTCCTGTTACTTGGCGTAACGCAGTGTGTTATCAGGCCTCAAAGAATTCGCCGTTCTTTGGGGTCTTTTCATTTTTCAGGTGGGCAAAAATTTGTTCTTCGAGATGCAAAGCCACCTGCTTCGAAACCCTCGCAACGTCTTCATCGACCACTCCGTATTCCAGCTCTGCCAGTAGCAGCGCCATCTTGGGAACCATGGTTTCTTTCCAGCGGGTGATGCTCGACTTATCCATGCCTAACGCTTTAGCGATGTTTGTTACTCCACGAAGCGCCATCTGATTTAAAAGCCAGCTTTCAATTCGACGTGCCTCGCACTTGTTGCGTGTTGTTGAATGTTCCATTACGTAAAATTCCTTTGTTGAAATAGTTAAAAGGCCCATGCGCAGACACGCATAGCCATAAAGACTTGTTTGTTTGAATCGCCCTTTTTCAGGGCTGAGATGTGATAAGAGCGGAGTTACTTAAGCTGCTTGGCTATCTCGGCGATTGCTCGGGAATGGCTTCAGTTCTTCGGCGGATACTGAGCCATCTTCATGCACTGTGACTGTGATATTTCGCTTCGAGTTAATCGCTTTAAAAATTGCACTCTGATAAACGCCAAGGTCACTTGCTGCCTTGGTTTGACCAAAACGGTCGGCATAATCTTTTAGCTTCAGACGCTGCGTCATAGCTGACCTCCTTATTGAACAAATCAATTATCACCGCAAGAGGTAAATTAGTCAACACATGCGGTGTTAGTTATTTATTCCGTGCGGTGATAAAATTTTCATATGAGCACAAAAAAGAAACCATTAACTGCTGAGCAGGTGGCAGACGCTTTACGTCTAAAGTCCATTTATGAAAGCAAAAAAAGTGAGCTGGGTTTATCTCAGGAGTCTGTGGCGGTTGCACTCGGGGTTAGCCAGTCTGCTATTGCATCCATATTTAATGGTGTGAATGCACTCAACCCGGCAAATGCATCTGCTCTCGCAAAGATACTTCAGGTTGGTGTGGAGGATTTTAGCCCCTCCATTGCAGCGGAGATCGCAGAGATGTACTCGTCTCTTGGAAAGAATCAGAAGCTTAATCCAAAGTACGAATACCCGCTGTTTACCTCTGTACCAGCTGGAGCATTTTCGGAAGTCGGAACATTTACTGAACGTGACGCCAAGGCTTGGGTAGCAACAACCAAAAAAGCCAGCAAAGATGCTTTCTGGCTTGAAGTGGTAGGACACTCAATGACGGCTCCGCATGGTATGCGCCCCAGCTTCCCGGAAGGGATGCTTATTCTGGTGGATCCGGCTGAGGAAGTTGAAGCTGGAGATTTCTGCGTGGCTGGCGTGTTCGGTGATTCGGAAGTCACGTTCAAGAAATACACGTGGGATGATGGTAAGCACTGGCTGGAGCCTCTGAACCCCAATCCGCGCTATGAGAGCATCCCGTGCAATGAGAACTGCCGCATCATTGGCAAGGTTGTTAAGGCGCAGTGGCCTGAGGATATGTTTGAGTAGGATGGTGTTCTGGTCGGCGCATAGCTGGTAAGCATTAGTCATAACAATGAGGTCGCAGAGATGCGGCCTTTTTTTGGTTAACGATGTCACTACTGGTAAACGAATTACCATTCATTGCTTGATCATTCTGGTTAACGATGTCATCATTGGTAAACCGTTAACCATTAACGACATCGTTTACCGAGATAACCACATGAAAAAATATGCTATATGGAATAACAAAGGCGGCACGGGCAAGACAAGTCTATCTTTCCAAGCTATTTGCCGTTACGCTGAAACTCGACCTCTTGAGCGCGTATTGGTGATGGATGTATGTCCTCAAGCTAATTTATCTGAGCTATTCTTGGGTGGCCTAGTTGGTAATGGCAGTGTAAATCTACTCACCAGGCACGATATTAATAATCGGTGCACTTTAGGCGGCTACTTTCAAATGCGCCTTCCAACGCCATATCAGAAGCCTGCATTTGATTCACATGATTACCTGACTCATCCGCGATCTTTTAATGAAAACATTCCAGCAAATATTTCTTTGGTGTGCGGAGACCCCCTACTTGAACTCCAAGCAAATGCCATAAACACCCTGGCGAATCAGCAAATACCTGGGACTAATGCATGGGTTAGCATCATTGACTGGATAAATAATCTAGTGGATGGGCTTGATGGTGAATACGACGTTTTGTTTATTGATTGCAACCCTAGTTTCTCAATTTACACACAAATCGCTCTGGCGGCAGTCGACAAACTTATTTTACCTGTGATGGCTGATGACTCTTCTCGCAGAGCGATCCAGAACGCATTCTCTTTGATATATGGACTAAAGCTGCCATCAGATATTTATGCGTCGTATGCATTTGCAAACAAGCTAAATGCTGTGGACCGGCCACTACCTAAAGTTCACATGATTGCAAAAAATAGGCTCACTCAGTATATGGGTCCTGCTTCCGCTTACGCCGCTGTTCTTAATTCAATTGATAATGATGTCCAGCAATTACTCATAAGTAATCCGGAGATATTTGATTTCTCTGAAGTAGATGATGGCGTTGTTAACATCAAAGATTTCCAAACAACTGGCGTGGTTGCATTCGCAAAAGGATGCCCTTTCTCGACCCTGCCAACAGGTAGCGTGCGAGTAATGAATCGCAGGGTAAAAGTAAACGGGCCTTATAAACAGTCATGTTTAGATGCGGTAGATAAAATGGTAAGCAAGCTATAACAATATCCACCCGGCCACCGCGCCGGGTTTTTTATTGCCTCAGCAAACCCCTATTTCAGGTGATCTACATAGCGCTTGCTTTGTGTTAGGATGTTTCCGATTGCAACTAACGGAAACTGATAATGAAAAAAATAGTAATTGCAGCCTTTGTGGCTGCTACTTTAGCAGGATGCGCCTCTTCTGGTAATCAGCAACTTAAGAACGAAACCGAAACCAGCGTTCAGAATAAGATTCAGGAAGGAAAGACCACAAAGTCGGAAGTTAAATCCGTTTTCGGCTCTCCTGACGCAGTATCTTACACTGATGGCGGAAATGAAATCTGGAAGTATTCCTTTGCGAAAGTGAAGGTGAATGGTACTTCATTCATTCCTTTCTATGGCTTGTTCCACAACGGCACCAATGGCACGAAGAAAGAGCTAACGATCCTCTTCAAAGACGATAAGGTGCAAAAGTACACGATGGCTGAATCGGCAATTAATACTAAAACCGGTTGGGCCGACTAAATTCTAAGCCCAGCTCCGAGCTGGGTTTTTATTGCCCCTTCCTCACCAGTTCCGCAGCATCCCTGTTCACGCCCTTCCCTATAACGTTCCCAGTCAGCCGACGCTGGCGCTCCAGCTCTGCAACCAGGTTATCACGACTAATCGCTCTGCCACTGGCTATCAGTATTACAACCGCAGCCCCGACTGCGGCTGAAATCAAACCCGCCCGCTCTTCGCCCATCTCCATGAACACCTCCGAAATGATGTTTTTATAATCATATCACTATGCCATAAAAATAAAATCTCTTAGTAATCATTAACATCACAACCGCGCGTAATTTTTTATCTCCTGCGGTGTTGACTATAAAACCACTTGCGGTGATACTAAATCCATCAGCAGGACGCACTACTCACCAGGACGGTGAAGCTCTTAAAAATCTGGCCCTGAAGAAGGGCAGCATTCAAAGCAGATAGCTTTGGGGTGTGGCAAGCAATAACGGCTAATCGTGAAGAGGCCCGGATTGTGCGGCTGGTAACCGCCCACACCACCAAAGCTAACTGACAGGAGAATCACAATGGATGCACAAGCACGCCGCCGCGAACGCCGCGCACAGAAACAGGCTGAATGGAAAGCTGCAAATCCCCTGTCAGTAGGGGTAAGCGCTAAGCCAGATAACCGCCCTGTTCTGTCGCTGACTCGCAAGCCTAAATCACGCGTAGAAAGCGCAGTGAACCCGATTGATTTAACGGTGCTGGCTGAGTACCGGCAGGAGCTGGAAAGACGCGCAGAAGCTGTTGAGCGCAAGAATCGCCGCACCTGGTACAAAGACAGCAACCCGTTCGGCAACAAGATTCACGCGGTGCAGAAATCGCGCGGCAAATCTACTCCACTTATTTAAAAGAGAGGGTATATGGATAATCAGGATAATGAATTGAGACAGGTTGTTCAGGAATTAGCAGATGAAGAAGGCATCAGTTTTTCCGATGCCTTAGACGTTTCGATTAAGGCGCTCCGGTATGAAATTCAGCGTAGAAAGTCATTCACGGGAAATGCAGCTGAATGTGGTTCTCTATCAAGCTTTCGGTAGTACCCATGACCAGCACATTGACTGAGTAACAAATACATGTGGATCAATATTCAACGTTCTGGCAATAGAATGCACTTGCTGCCTAAGGTCAAAAACAGATTTATCGCTCAGCCCTACGTATTCTCCATCTGGTAGCTGATATGTAATTCTGTCATCACCGATTATTTTTCGGTAAAAACCTATGGCCGCCATTTTTTCATGAAGCTCGTTGTATATTTCCCAGCTAGCACCGCGCAACTCTATTCTGACAGTAAAATCCGCCATAAACATTCCTTACTTGACTGTGGAAACACCAGTTTACGGTATTCCTTGGCTGTGGAAAGTGAAGGAACTCACGCGCCGGGCGTGGCTAAACATCCCGGCACTAATTCATGTTAAGGCTGCCTGATGGCGGCCTTTTTATTAGCTAAGAGGGTAAGGCGATGATAACTGTTGAGATGAGAAAGGTTTATTTTTCACCATCTCGGGGGCGTCACTTTTTAACAAGGCGAGCGGCAATTAGGGCAGAGGCGCACGCAAAAATTGTTGAGAGACATCCTTATGAGCGACCTGATTACGATAATGGTTTCCTCACTTACCCTGGGTATTCAATCAAACACGACGAACCAGAGAGATATCAAAAAATACTTCGCAGGATGATGAGAATCATCGACAAACACACAGACAGATAAGCCGCCTAACAGGCGGCTTTTTTATCGCCCATACCTCAGCCGCCTTCACGGAGACGGTTAAGTTATGACGCGGCTATCCACCGCAATTATCGCGATCGTGAGTGCGCGATGACCAGGTTTATCAACGTTCAGCGGCCCGGCTTAAGGGCAGGAGAGATTATGTCCAAAAACAAAAGTGGCGGACAGGCATTCCCCGTCGCCGGTAGTGAGCACAATTACCCGATTGAAGGCATGACGTTGCGTGACTACTTCGCATCGAAGGCTCTCGGTTTATGTTTCGCTCAATACCTCAATCATGCGGAAGTTGAAGGATTCCAGGATGGGTGGAGAGCTGGTGTCGCAGCAGACGCTTATCAGATGGCTGACGCAATGCTCGGCGCACGGGAGGCATCATGACAGTCACCCACAACGGCAAGCTTTACCACGTAAAGCGTTGCGCTCTTAACGATAACGAATGGCGTTTAACGTCAGTAGATAAGCCACGTGAGCAGATAACTCTAAGTCGCTGGCAGATGCACATTGCTGGCCTTCTTGAGCAGGTGGAGGGTAAATCATGACCATCAATCACCAGTTACTACGTATGGCACAGCAGAAAGCGCGTGACGCCAGAGCGCAACGCAACGGTGCCAAATGGATGGAAGCCAACGAAGAGATGAAGAAAGCTGCTGGCATGCCGTGGTATCGCGGTCGAGCCACGCAACACTAATCCCTCCCCCATTCATAACTCCCTGTCCGGCACTACGCAGACGGGAAGCGCACAACCAAATTCAGGAGTAAGGCAATGAAGCAAATAACGCAGCAGCCCCGGCTGCCAAGAACTAAGCCAACAATGCTGGCAAGTCACCGCTCTCTGATTATCGAAGCCAGAGAGTCACGTCTTCTCGGGTGGCGTCGTGAAGCCGCCTACTACCTGCACAGCGCAGCTGTAGAGCGCCAGTGCATAGCGATGAAGGAATCACGAAAATGAGCGCCGCAGAGCTGTGGGATGACGATGCTTTTGTGCGGCTGATGCGTGACGTGATCGCAACTCCGCCGGACAAGGATGAAGCGCCGGTGCATCTGGAAGCCGAGCGAAATAATCCGCCGATCAGCTGGCAGGAATTTGCAGGAGATTTCACATGAACCTCGACCTTTTAGACACGCCTTTTGCCAGTGAAGATATTGAATGGCGTGTTCAGCAGTGCGGCATGGCCTCCAACGGTCCATGGGCAATGGTTCTTTGCTATGTGACAAACCAGGCAATTATGAAGCGCCTGGACGAAGTTTGCGGAAAGCAAAACTGGCGTAATGAGTACCGAGACATACCAAACAATGGCGGCGTTGAGTGTGGCATATCCATTAAGTTCGATGGCGAATGGATTACTAAATGGGATGCGGCAGAAAATACACAAATCGAAGGAGTGAAAGGCGGCAGATCTGGCGCAATGAAGCGCGCAGCTGTTCAGTGGGGTATTGGTCGTTATCTTTACCAGTTGGAAGAGCGATTTGCTGTCTGTTCAGCCGAAAGAAAGAACGCATGGAATAAAGCGTCATTTAAGGATAAGCAGACAAACAAATACGTAAACATCTGGTGGGAAACCCCTACCTTGCCTGAATGGGCTCTCCCTCCTCCATCGCCATCTCCATCGCTTGATGACGTAATCACCGCATTCAATGAACAAGCCATGAAATCAGAAAGCGAGCAGCAGCTCACTGAATTTTACAAGGCTGCATGGGCTGCGGTTGGAGATTCAGAATCGCACCAAAAACAGGTTATCGAAATTTTCAAACTGCGCAAACAAGACTTCAAAAAGGCGGCATAAATGGCGAGCAGAGGCATTAACAAGGTAATTCTGGTTGGCAGCTTAGGAAAGGACCCCGAGGTTCGATACATGCCCAATGGAGGGGCTGTAGCGAACATGACGTTGGCGACTTCGGAGTCGTGGCGAGATAAAAACACTGGCGAGACAAAAGAGCAAACTGAATGGCACAGGGTAGTGCTTTTCGGGAAGCTAGCAGAAATCGCCGGCGAGTACCTTAGGAAAGGATCGCAGGTGTACGTAGAGGGCTCGCTTCGAACACGAAAATGGACAGATCAGAGCGGGCAGGAGCGCTACACAACGGAAATTAACGTTCCGCAAATTGGTGGCGTTATGCAGATGCTTGGCGGAAAGCCCGAGGCAAATGGAGGCGGCAGTAATAAGCCACAACAGCAATCGCGCCAGCAACCGCAGCAGCAATCCCCTGCTCAGCATAATGAGCCGCCCATGAACTTCGACGATGAAATCCCATTTTAGAGAACGGGAGTAATCATGATCGCGTGTAGAAAATGCGGGCAGGAGAAGGCTACTGATGGCTTTTATCCAAGAAACAAGGTTTGCAAGGAATGCACTAAAAAACGGGTATCTGATTATCAAAAAGGACCTGGTAAGCATATACACAACAAATCGTGCAGGGAATACAACAAAAGCGACAAGGGTAAAGCGGCCTTAAGCAAAGCCAGAGAGAATTATCTGGAATCACACCGGCTAAGACAGAGGGCCAGATGGGCTGTTAAGCGGTCAATCAAGACAGGGAAGCTTTGCAGGCCAACATCATGTCAGACCTGCGGCTGCAAGTGCCACCCAGATGCTCACCACTGCGACTACACCAAGCCAATCGATGTGATGTGGCTATGCAAGTCATGCCATGTCGAATGGCATAAAAATAACAAGCCAATTTATCCAGACGAGAAGATTTCAGTCCCTCTCCGGGCCAAGCAAGCCATTCGCGCCATTTAATAACTGGAGCATTCAATGAGCACCTCATCTTCCGGGGCGGATTACTTACACCCACCAAAGCGATCTGGCACTAAGGAAGAGGTGCTGGCGCGACTGTTCGATCACCTCGAAAAAACACTCGGTAAACCCTTCGAGCCAGAGAGCAAGGAAGCTCGCACGAAGCGACACATGGATGAGTTGTGGGCTAACCGGGTGCATCAGGACAATTACGAAGCCTCTTTCCGCCCCGGATGGCAGATTGTTGGCCCGGTTAAACCGACATACGTTGACGACCGTATGCGTACCTATCGTGGCAGATTCGGCCATGTAAGGAGTGACTAATGAGCAAGTGGACACCTGAAGAAATCGCGCTGTTCTGGCGGCACACAAACGCACAGATAGCGGAGATTACCGGACGCAGCATACAGGAAGTTGGCGATAAGCGAGCCTTGTGGAATAAGGCCCGGCATAGATGGCTGGATGATGCGGAGGGTGATCAATGAGTAAGAAATACTCTCTCATCTACGCAGATCCACCATGGCTGTACGGCAACACGATCAGCAACGGAGCAGCTGAAGACCATTACGACACCATGAGGCTTATCGACATCAAGCGCCTCCCTGTTTGGGATATTGCTGCTGAAAACTCTGTTCTGGCGATGTGGTATACCGGCACACACAGCCAGGAGGCTATCGAGCTGGCTGAAGCTTGGGGATTCAGCGTACGAACAATGAAGGGATTCACCTGGGTTAAGTTCAACAAGCTCGCAGAAAGGCATATCAATAAAGCACTGGAATCTGGTCAAGTGCAGGACTTCTATGACGTTCTCGACTTGCTTAACGATCAGACGCGCATGAACGGCGGCAACTACACGCGAGCAAACACAGAAGATGTGCTGATCGCTGTACGCGGATCAGGGATTGAACGCGCTAGCTCGGCCATAAAACAGGTCGTTTACAGCCCGCTCGGCGAGCACAGCGAAAAACCCTGGGAGGTTCGCCACCGTCTTGAGCTTCTGTATGGTGATGTGCCACGCATTGAGCTGTTCAGCCGGTGCGCTGCTCCTGGTTGGGATCACTGGGGCAATCAATGCCCATCATCAGCAGTCCAGTTACTGGCGGGATGTGCGATCGACATTATCAGGCAGGAGGCGTCATGACTCCAGAGCAGGATAACGTCATCCGCGCCCAAGCCCGCCGGTGTGCCGAAGGAATCAAGAAGGCCATGCGCCAAAAGCCCAAACCTAACTGGGATTCCACAGTGAAGCCCATCCTCAAAAAACATTACGAAGTTATTAAGCCAATCGGCATCAGCCTGATTGGATTTAACAGCGTTATTGGTCGCCTGCATGGGCGGTATGGAGTGGAATCTTGAAAATTTACATCGCCGGGCCAATGAGCGGATTGGTCGAATTCAACCGCCCTGCTTTCATGTTTACCGCTGCGAAACTAACCGGGCGTGGCAATACGGTACTCAACCCAGCAATACTCCCTGACGGACTGTCTCAGGCTGAATACATGGATATCTGCCTCGCCATGCTGCGATGTGCAGAGGTGATTTATCTGCTGAAGGGGTGGGAGGCATCGCCGGGAGCACGAGCTGAAAAGGCGCTGGCTGAGAAGCTGGATATGCAGATTATCTACCAGGAAGAGGAGCGAGCACCATGACCGCCGAAATCATCGATCAGGCCAGCGAGCTTGAAGAAATGCTCCGCGAAAACGCTATTGCCGCTCACCGCATCAACCGTAACGCGGTATCAGAAAAGCATTGTGAATCGTGCGGAGAGGACATACCAGAGCCGCGCCGGGTTGCTGTGCCGGGATGCAAGACGTGCAGTGACTGCCAGCGGTTAATCGAGATGAAGAATAAGCACAGGGGGGTTGTGTGATGGACTACAGCAAGATGTCAGATTTTGAGATTAACATGAAGGTGGCCGAGCTTTTCCTTGATTACGATTCAATTTCCCAGCTTCCACATATTGGCATGTCCGTTCATTGGGGGGATGGTGCAAACTGGCATACCTATAACCCCTGCAACAACCCGGCAGACGCATGGCCGATTATCAACGCCAGCCGCATCAGCATCATGTTTGATGGAACAGACCCGCAATACGAGGGTGAGCATCATGAGTGGTGCGACGCAATTTCATCATGTCAGAAATTCGGCACTCAGCATCAGTCCAACCCACTACGTGCTGCGATGGTGGTGTACCTCATGATGCAGGAGTCAGCCAATGTTCAGGATAATCCTGCCTAACACCTGGTACGCCGATTTACACGGCGCTCCATGCAAAATCATCCGCAGCACCCACGAAGTCATCCACTACATCCGAAACGGTCGAACCTGCATCGCCAGCATGGACCGCTTTCAGCACGATTTCGAGCCCATCAACAAATTTGAAGCGGCGCGAATCGAAGAAGAAATCGAAACAGCACATCACATTAAACAGCTGCGCGCTATGCGGGTGGCTTAGGAGAGATTATGGCTTTTGTATCACAGCGGAACATGAACGGGTGGGCAAAATCGCCAAGCGTTAGATTCCGAAAAACTAAATCAGGAGCAGGCGGCGGGAGTGTCAGCAAGCAAGTTCCTCTGCGCGGCAAGCGAATCGACATCCAGATTGACGAGGAGGCAAGGCAGTTAAGGCTAGGGATAGACCAAAAAGGCGTCTCCTGCGGAGTAAACGGCTCATTTTCGTGCTCGCTGAATGTCTTTCGAATAGTCGGTGATAAACGGATTGACCTCACTGACGGCGGGGATGGTTGGTGGTACGGAAAATACTGAGCGCAACTGATAGCCAGTTATGAGCTGGCTATTGGGTGCGAAAGCCCATCATCCCTTGATGTCATTGCCCCGCTAGTCGGGGCTTCTTTTTGCCCGGAGATAAACATGAGCGAATTTACCTTAGTTGTCCCCAACGATTGGGTAACCCAAGATAAGCTGGTCGAAATTACCGGCCTTCGACCGGGAACTATCGAGGCGGCGCGCAAAAAATCCTGGATGGTTGGACGTGAGTATCTTCACGTTGCACCAGATGGAAACCCCAAAGAAAACAGCGAATGTATGTACAACAGAAAGGCCGTCGACCAGTGGGTGCAGAGCATGTCGAAGAAACAGCCTGGTGCACGGCAATGAAGATCCGTTTATGCTTAACGCGCTCTTGGGCGTCAGGAGGGAAATGTGGCTAAATCAGCATACCCAACAGGCGTTGAAAACCATGGCGGCAATTTGCGCATATGGTTCATCTATAAAGGAGCCAGGGTCAGGGAAAACCTTGGCGTACCTGATATACCGAAAAACAGGAAAATGGCTGGAGAGTTACGCTCATCGGTTTGCTTCGCCATTAAAACGGGGAACTTTAATTATTCATCCCAGTTCCCTGACTCACCCAACCTGAAAAAGTTTGGCATGGAGAGCAAGGAGATCACCGTTGCTGACCTGGCAAGGAAATGGCTTGAGCTGAAGAAGATGGAGATCAGCACCAATGCAATGGGCCGCTACAAGTCTATCGCGCGGAACATGGTGCCGAGACTGGGAGAGGAAAGGTTCGCCTCCTCTATTACCAAGGAAGACCTGCTTTTCATAAGGAAGGATTTGCTTACCGGGTATCAGGTAATGAAGCGTGGACACAGAACACCGGTAAAGGGGCGCTCTGTTCCTACAGTGAATAATTACATGAACATCATGTCCGGCATGTTCCAGTTTGCCGCTGACAGTGGGTACATAGCTGCCAATCCCTTTACAGGTATCACCGCTCTCAAAAAGTCGCGCACCGAACCCGATCCGCTTACAAGGGATGAGTTCATGAGGCTGATTGAAGCATGTCGTCACCAGCAGATCAGGAATATGTGGTCGCTGGCGGTTTATACCGGTGTCCGGCATGGTGAACTGGTATCACTGGCATGGGAGGATATAGACCTGAAGGCCGGAACAATGACCATCCGGAGAAACCATACTCTGACGAAGGAATTCACACTTCCAAAGACAGAGGCTGGAACCAACAGGGTAATAAACCTTATTCAGCCAGCGATAGACGTACTCAGAAGCCAGGCCGAAATGACCAGGTTAGGAAAGCAGTACGAAGTGACGGTGAAGCTCAGGGAATATGGCAGGTGTGAGATGCATCCGTGCACGTTCGTGTTCAATCCGCAGGTAGTAACGCGCAATAGCCTGGCAGGGCATCATTACGCGGTTGGATCGATAAACCAAAATTGGGAGACAGCAATGCGGCGCGCCGGAATTCGCTACCGCAAAGCATATCAGTCCAGGCACACATATGCATGCTGGTCATTAGCAGCTGGAGCTAACCCAAATTTTATCGCTAAGCAGATGGGACACTCTGACGCACAGATGGTGTACAGAGTTTACGGATCATGGATGGCAGAGAACAATATGGATCAGGTAACAATCCTGAACCAGAAATTATCCTCTTTTGCCCCACCCATGCCCCGAGCCGTTGGATCTGACTTAAAAAGCTAA